ACCTAAACGCGCACACGCCTGATACTGATGTCGTGGGTGGTGGCTGGACGGATAATTCTGGAAATGTAAAGCTCGACGGCTCAGGTGGCCTTTATATAACCGCTGCAAACAGTGGAGCTATAATTGATGCCGGAACAACAGATCAGTGGATAACGGCAAACTGGAATTGTGGTGGCGCTGATAATCGTTATTCCATTATGGCGCGTAATAATAATGTTTTAGCCAGCGCTTCTGAAACAAACTATAACTTTAATCACCGGGTTGGTGATCCAAGCATATACATAGATAGAATTGTTAATAATACATGGACAACACTTGCCAGCGACTTAGTAACAGCATGGGACTTAAACACAACATATACGAATGAAATCAGCGTTAACGGTTCAAGCCTTGAGTGGAAGATTAATGGCACGACATATCTGACAGCAACGGATAGCGGCATAACGACAGGAACAAGAGCAGGATTTCATCACAACTTACACGCAAATAATAACGGTAAGTTTTATGATTTTCAGGTTGATGATGCTGCAGGTGGCGGCGGTGCTGCATTTCAGTCCTCTATCTCAGCTTCAGCCGGAGTGTCAGCTGGACTGACTACAGAGATTTCACTGAGTTCGTCAGTGTTAGGCTCCACTATTATCAGTGGGGCAATGACAAGCGCAATTACATTTAACGCGCTGTCTAATGGATCGGCTACGGTTTCAGGTGCATTAACGACTTCTATATCCTTTAAGTCGTCAGTTAATGCACAAATGACGGCATCAGGAAACCTGTCAACAACGGCTTCATTTAATGCGGCAGTCAATGCGCAGGCCTCAGTCTCTGGATCGCTTACTACAGCAGTAACACTAAAAGCGCCAGCGAGTATCACTGCGAATGTTTCTGCCGGGCTGACAGTTGGGGCTGACTTATTTAAGGCGACTCCATCAGTATCATTAAATGCAACCGGTGGGTTAACAACTGAAATAACTCTTAAAGCGCCAGTTTCTTTAACTGCATCAACGTCAGGAACATTAAGTAGCGGCGCTACATTGAGGGCTAACGCTCAAGTAAATGCGACAGCATCTGCGGGGCTTACTACAGAAATACAGTTAAAAGGTACTGCAAATGCAATTGCAACATTGCAGCCTGGACTAACAACGGGTATTTCGTTTAAGGCAGCTGCTTCATTATCCGCGACTGTCTCTGGTTCGCTGTCAAGTTCGTCAGCTTCGCTAAAATCAAGTGTTTCCGGTTCAGCTAACACTTCAGCTGCACTGACCACGGCAATAAGAATGATTGCTGGGGTGAATGCGTCAATTAATGTATCTGCCAATTTAACGGCTCTTGGTATCGGTAGTTTTTATCATCAGCACTCAACAACAATCACTGAGCAGCTGAATAATACAACCATAACCGAACAATTAAATGCAACAACGATTACTGAAAGGCTGAATCAAACAATTATAAGTTGATTGATTCAGCCATTCATACAACCAAACCGCCTTAACGGCGGTTTTTTTATGACCAAAATAGGGGAATACCTATGGCTATTGAAGACGACTACACCGAAGAAGAGATTGCAGGCATGTCTCCAGATGAACAGGCAGCACTCGAAGATGGACTTGAAGAGGGCAGCGGCGACGATGACGCTTTCGAGAATGATCTTGAAGAAGATGATTCTAATGATAATGAAGAGCCGGAAGACAAAGGCTCTAATGATGAAGACCCCGATGATGCCGAAGAAGAAACGACAGCTGACTCTGATGAAGATCAGGACGCAGATAATCCGTTTGTTACAAAATTGGATGCCAGTGTCGCCGAGGACATTGCATCGCAGTTAACCGAACTGGATGACGTCTTTGAGGCTGGCGATATAAGCCTAAGTGATTACAATGCTCAGCGCGACAATCTTCGTGATGAACAGATCATGGCGAAAATGGCTGAGAAGCATAATGAGCAGTCAGCCGACCAGCTATGGGATTGGCAGCAGAATCGATTTTATGGCGATCACTCAGAATATGAATCTGACCCTATTCGGTTCGGCGCACTTGATTCCGCATTGAGAACTCTATATCAGGAAGAGTCCAATACCGGGAAGGAGGGCGATTGGTTCCTTAATGAAGCGCACAAGCTTGTTGAGGCGAGCATGGGTAAAAGTCCTGGTAATGATGATCCAGTAGCAGACACGAATAAAAAAACCGTGACAACCAAGACCAACAGTCGATCAAAAGAGGTAGACGTGCCGAAAACACTGGCGAACATGCCTGCTGCTGACGACAATCAGGTGACAGACTCGAAATACAATGTCTTAGATAAACTTGAGGGCATGGATCTTGAGTCTGCCCTGGCTGGAATGTCTGACAAAGACCGTGACAATTATTTAAGGGCTTAGTATGGCTTTATTCGTTGAACTGGAAGAGGGCGATAGAGTTGCTATTGATAATGGACGGATAGCCGTGACTCTTGAAAAAAAATCAGGGAGAAAAGCAAGGCTTAAAATTGACGCTGACAAATCCATTAAGATAGGTAAGCCAGTTTCAACCTTGACAAGACCACCATTACGAAAATTTAGTTAGTTTTTTAGCCGATATGCGGGTGCATATCAAATTTAAACCGGCGCATGAGTGCCTTACTTTGAAAATAGAGGTAAGCACACATGAAGACCATTATAGGTTTAAATGATGCAAAAGCAGTAAATAAATGGTCTGCCGCACTGGCAGTCGATGTTGGCCGTAAATCATACTTCACTAAGAAGTTCATGGGCTACGGTGAAGAAGCAAGCACACCTATCCAGATGCTGAACCATCTTGAGAATGATGCAGGTGAATACATTTCGTTTGATCTGTCTGTTCAGCTCAAGATGCAGCCTGTTGAGGGTGATAACACTCTGGATGGAAACGAGGAAGATCTGAAGTTCTACACTGACGGTGTTTATATCGATCAGCTGCGTGGTGGTGTTAATACTGGCGGTCGCATGACTCGCAAGCGTACACTTCATGACCTGCGCAAGATTGCTAAAAAACGTCAGTCTGAATGGTGGGCGCGTGTATTTGACGAGTTGTTCTTCATGTACCTGTCTGGTGCGCGTGGAATCAACACGGATTACATTTTCCCGACAACGTACTCAGGTTTTGCAAATAATAGCCTGACTGCTCCAGATACAGATCATATCTTGTATGCTGGCTCCGCTACATCAAAAGCTTCGATTGCCGCAACCGACAAAATGGATGTTAATCTTGTCGATCGCTGTGTTGCTCGTGCGACTATGATGGGTGGTGGTACTACTGAAATTCCTCAGATCCAGCCTGTGATGGTCGATGGTGAAGAGCATTACTGTCTGGTTATGAATCCATGGCAGGAATTCGACATGCGCACAAACACTTCAGCTGGTCAATGGCTTGATATTCAAAAAGCTGCTGCAGGTGCCGAAGGACGAAAGAATCCAATCTTCCGTGGCGCTCTGGGTATGTACAACAATGTTGTACTGCATTCTCACAAGGGTATTGTGCGCTTCAATGACTATGGCGCTGGCTCAAATGTTGAAGCGTCTCGCGCTCTGTTCCTTGGTGCTCAGGCCGGTGTTTGTGCGTTTGGCTCTCCTGGTACCAATCTTCGTTACGACTGGCATGAAGAAACTCGTGATAACGGCAATCAGGCTGTAATTACGACTTCTTCTATCGTCGGTGTGAAGAAGACTACTTACAACGGCAAGGACTTCGGTGTTATTGCCGCAGAAACTGCAGCGAAAGATCCTGGCTAATCATAGCTAAAAAATAAAGGGGTGTTTTATGCACCCCTTCGTTTTAATTATTTAATTTGAGGTAAAAACAAAATGGCTACTACTTTTCAGAGTGTAAATGTAAAGGGTTCCCGTCCTGCGGTTGATGCTGCAGAAGCGGGTGAAGTTAAAGCAGTTCGGGGCGAATATGATCTTGCTGCCGCGTTGGTGGTAAATGACATTATCGAACTGGTAAAACTTCCGGGCGATCATGTTCCTGTTGACTGCATCTTGGATTCAGACGACCTGGATACAGGCGGCTCTCCCGCGCTCGTGCTTGATGCTGGCGTTGTCAGTGCAGGTGGCGCAGCAAATGAGTTGATTGACAATTCAACTGTGGGTCAGGCTGGTGGTGTTGCTCGAATGGATCAGGCTGGTGGTGTTCGCATTGCTCCTGCTGCCGGTGAAACGGTATATGGCGTAAAGGTCGGCACTGCTCCTGCTACCGGGGCAACTACAGGAAAAATTGGTTTGACACTGTACTACCGTTCATCACGATACGGGGCTTAATTCGTCCTTGGTGTGGACTTTGGGAGCGGTAATCTTGCCGCTCCCCGTTTTTCTTAACTAATCCAATGGAGGATTAATATTATGATGCTACGCTGCAAGCTTATCCGCCAAGGCGGTACGCGTGTAGATCTCGATGATACTGAGTACCATTTTAAACCGAACAATAAAGGCCACCATGTCTGTGATGTTGAAAATAAAAAACACATGGGTACTTTATTGTCTGTCACCGAGGCCTATGAATTATACGATGAATCTGAATCTGCTGATAAAAAAGCGATTAAGATTGAAAAAGAAGCTGAACCGGTTGTTTTCGACACAGTTCCAAATGATGTTGTTGAGAATATTGCCATCGCAGCACACGAGAACAACCGCGCTTATTGCGAAGCAAATGACGACTTCTCGCAATCTTCTTGGGAAGAAGCACCCGACTGGCAGAAAGAAAGTGCAATTAATGGTGTTAAGGCAGTAATTAACAATCCTGATATGTCACCTGAAATGTCACATGAAAGCTGGATGGCTGAAAAAGAAGCTAACGGCTGGATATATGGCGCTGTCAAGAATGAAGAATCAAAAACCCATCCGTGCATGATCCCTTATGAAGAACTGACAGAAGAGCATAAGCAAAAAGACTCTATGTTCGTTGACACCGTGCTGATGAAACTGGATGAATACGCTGATTCTCTTGAAAGGGCAGCTAAAAAGCCGAAGAAAAAGGCGCCAGCAAAGAAAAAGGCACCCGCGAAAAAAAAAGCGGCAGCTAAAAAAACGAAGTAACGAGGTAATCCTGTGAAGCTTAGTGAATTGGTAGCGCAACTGCGAATATTTTTAGATGATTCTGAAAAGCCTGGTACCGGGACTACGCCGGACAGTGATTCATTGTGGTCAAATGATGAACTTGTGTTGTATATCAACAAAGCTATTGATGAGGCGTGTCTACGGGCGCGTCTCATTAGGGATTCTTCTACGCCTGCGTTGGTTGAAATTGACCTTGTTGCAGACGAAGCATTTTATGACATTGATAATCGTGTTCTTGATATATATAGAGCTAAGATCGAGAGCGCCAAGTATTCCATGGAGCAGTCAACATCACGCGACCTAGATCGAAGATACCCAATGTGGGAGGGTCTGCCAAGCATTGATGAACCTGATACATTCATAACTGATCTTGAAAGTCACCAGATAAGACTGGTACCAGCGCCAAAAATAGCAGGGCTGCTGAAATTGACCGTATGGCGCACTCAATTAAAGCCATTAACCTGGGCAGCAAATACAAAATCGCCAGAAATAGCGCCAGTTCATCATTTTGGCCTGCTTAATTGGGCGAGAAGCATTGCATACCAGAAAACAGATTCTGAAACGTATGATCCGCGTAAGTCACTGGATTATGCTGAAATGTTTACACAAGAGTTTGGAGAGAGGCCGACAGCAAGAGATCTTGAGTCAGGCCGAGTCCATTCAAAACAAAGAGTTCCTGCGAGATTTATGTAATGCCAGTAAATGAAAACACAGTGAACCTATCCCAGTTCAGGGGAATTAATAATATTAATTCGGAAGATAGCCTTGGTGCCGACGAGCTTCGAGCTGGGCTAAATATAGATATTGATGATAATCATGGCGTAAGTCGAAGATCGGGATATTCAAAGGTCTATTCAGGGTCTGGGATACATAGCCTTTACTCTGATGAATTAACCAAGCTATTCGTAGAAGGCAATAGCCTGAAAGTTCTCAATGACGACAATACAGCAACATCACTTAGGTCTGATTTGTCTCTCGGCAAAAAAATGACCTATGAATCTGTTGATGGCGACATATATTACTCAGACTCTCAGAAGACCGGAGTATTAAAGGGTGGCGTTAATTATCCATGGGGCATTTCTGTTCCAATGACTCAGCCTATTTTATCCTCTATAGCTGGAGCCATGCCAGCTGGTAACTATCAGGTGACAACTACTTACGTTTCCTCTGATGGCCTTGAGTCAGGGGCAGATATTGCAATCAGTATTGATCTTGCAGATAACAATGGAATTCAACTAACAGGAATACCCGTTAGTTCTGATAGTCGTGTCGCATACGTGAACATTTATCTTTCTAGCCATAATGGAGACATGCTTTACCTTGTCGATACTGTGGCAAATGGCACAACAAGCCGCCAAATTACAACCCCCGTCTATTCTTCGCCATTACGCAGCCAGTTCGTATCCCCGCCTCCTGCTGGTGAGATCGTATTTTATTTCAAAGGTCGAATGTATGTTGTTTCTGGTGATACGCTTTATTACTCTGAGCCATACGCGCTTGACTGGTTCATATTATCAAAAAATTACCTTCGGTTTCCCAAAAATATTACCATTGCCGTTCCTGTTGACGATGGCATACACATTTCAGCTGATAAAACCTATTGGATGCCAGGCACTAACCCTGCTCAGCCGTCTCTTGTCGTTAAATCAAATGCAAAAGGCATCTTTGGTACCGAAGCAAGGGCTAACGGCTCTTATGTTGGAGAGGGAATCGTTGGCGACGTATATTTCTGGTTAAGTGATCTCGGTCTTTGCCTTGCTGGAAATAGTGGGTACTTTTCTATAATAAATGATGATCGCTATGTTAATCAAAATGCTGACTCAGGGGCTGGCGTTATTAAGAATGAAAATGGAATAAATCAATATATTGGCCTTTTAAAAGACGGTGGACAGCAGGGAAATATAGCTATTGGAGACACAGTTACATCGGCGATCATACGCAATGGCGTATTAATCACTTAATTTTACAATCACAATTATTTTCATGCGCATGAGTGCATTAATCACCGCTGGAGGTGCTAAATGTCTGCGTCTGAAATTACTTCAGGAATTAAACGATCTCTTGTAAACAATCGATATGAGAAAATGCCTGGTGGCGAAATACTGATACCAGAGCAGAATATTACTATTGGTGGCGTTTTTGATTATGAGCATTACCGAGGCGGCCAATTAATCTCGTCAGGTCAATCACATAACAAAGTTGTTAATGAGGGTCTGGATCATCTGCTGAGCGTTGGATTTAATGATGGTACCAAGATTCCTGCATGGTATATCGGTATTTACACAGGGACTTATACGCCGATCGCTGGTGAAGTTGCTGCAAATATTGCCGCAAATGCAGTAGAAACCTCAAGTTATACTGAAACCACTCGCCCAGTATGGAACGAAGCGGCTCCTTCTGGTCAGTCAATTACCAATACTGCAAGCCGATCTATCTACACAATGAGCGCCGATCAAACTGTTCTTGGCGCGTTTTTAATATCAAGTTCGCAGAAAGGTGGCGCGGCAGGTTTGCTTATGTCTGTAAGTAATTTCCCAGCAGCAAGGATATTAAAGTCAGGCGATGTATTCCTTGTCGGCTATTCGATTAACATTGCAAGCGCATAATAAATGGTTCCACCAAAAATAATCCTCAAAGGAGACAAAACAGAAGCTGCAAAGTGGATCAGCTTCGCAAAAAACAAGCTTGCGACATTAAAGCGGTTTCTGAATGGGGTTAACAAGACATTAAACATTCAGCCTAATGTTCTCATAAGAATGTCGTCGTATTCAGGTATAGATACTATCTATATTGAGGCTGGCGGCATTATTCCATGGTCGTTTAGGTGTTTACCTGCTTCTGACTCTGCTCCTGCCGGATGGGGTGCGCCTATAACAGACTCGTTTGGAATTGACATTAATCCTCCATTGGGAACTGTTGGCGGCACTCCTGCGGAAGCAGTGTTAAAAGCAAAAAACAATGTCTGGTCAATAAAAAGAAGGTCTAATCCAGAGGCCGGAGAGGTTGACTGGCAGGGATTCTATTCAAAAGGGAAGGCAACAAAGGTTATTAGTTATCATGGGTCGCCATCCAGAATAACGTCCGACACAGTAAATGATGAAGGGTTGTTTGATGTAAATATTTATGAGCACGGAAGTATTTCTGAAATATCGCCTCTCCCTGTTCGCGGAGCCGCGCTAACAAAGCGCATAGAAAATGACGTTACGGTTGTTTATATTATTGCGATTGTAAGTGCATTCGGAGCAGAGAAGGATACGGTTATATGGAAGCCGTATAATAAATCAAAAGATCCCAGTTATTATGATGCTATGACAGCACCTGATGGCTGGAAGATATTGATTGAATATCCGTATGATGCCGCAAATTATGAGCAAGCCGTTCAGCTTGGCTGGTTTTTTAATGGTGACGGAACAGAAGCAGTAACCGTCAGGAACTTTTCACTTCCTGGTGAGGCTGCTAGTGGCATTAATTCTGAAACGGTTATTAAAATAACATTTAATCCAATAACTGAATATCTAACAAAGGCTGGCGTTGATGTTCATCGAAGTCATTCATATACAGAGACTAAAGACGCATATCCTTCAGTGTCGGCACCAAGTCCTATTGCAACTGGCCTTCCTGCCTATACGTTCCCAGCATGTAGCGTAACCGCGAACTGGAACTACGATGAATCTGATTCATCAAATCAGACGCTTAACTTTTCATCAAGAACGGAAACCGTAATAGCCGCCGACTTCAAGGACATGCTGCCAGTTTACGTTTACGCGATTCTTACTAAATCCGGCACAGTAACAAGAACGGCAGCTGCTACAACTTATGGCGCATGGACTGCTTATGATAGCGGTAATATCTATGTGCCTAATATTTGCTCTGGATCTGGCTATTTTGAGAATCAATACAACGTAGATTACACCGAAAGTGCAACTATTGAATTGTATGTTGGAACAGAGCGGGTGCTTATGTCATATTCTGCTGCAGCTAGTCGCAACGAGGTAATTCGCACAGATTTAACTGTTACTGGCGCACTGCCAACGACAGTCTCAAGAATGCTTTCTGAATCAGCAGGAATACCTGGAGCAATAACCTCAAATCTTACAAGCAACTCGACTATCACTGATAATGTTCTTTCAATTAATTATGCAGACGCAAGAAATAATGCGTATGTGATAGGCAGGCATAATGTTGTCAGTAATGGACGGTTCCTTCAGGGATCTAGTTTCACTAATAATGGTCAATCATTCCAATCATATCAGTCTGTATCTGATAGCGACACAATGGTATCGGATTTTATTCATAAGGCACCGGGGTCACTTGCTGTTACCGCGAATATGTTAACTGACACGACGGGATCGCCAATTTTCAGCGGCCTTGCTCATAGAATAATTATTAATCTTGGGGATCTGGCTTCGACCATAACTGATACTACAGTGGCTGTTCAACGCGTTCAGGAGTGGTCATCCTCCGCTAGTGGGTATGCTGGCATAAGGATTGGCGTTACTAACCCAGTGTTTCTATCACAAACACAAGAAAATTTATCTCGATATATTGGTTTTGATGGAAGCACTAAAAACGGTCACATGCCGATAAGCCCTGCAGGCGATTACTTGTCATCTTGGCAATATGGCAAATACCCAACAATGCTTAATGCTTACGATAATGTGAATTATACTCCCGGTTATTTTTCTGAAATGTCGAATGATGACCCGGTTCTTTTTACTGCCGTATATGGTAATAATCCGCGATTTTACCCAGTCTTACTGATTGGTTAATATAAAATAAGGTAGCTAGTGCATGTCATATTCTTCAGAAGTTATTGCTGATGGAGTGAGTTATTATTATAGACTAGGTGAGGCCTCTGGGTCTGTTGCTGTAGATGCTGTCGGATCACAAAACGGGACTATTAACGGAAGTCCTACCCTGGGTGTCGCAAGTCTTATTCCGAGCGAACCTGCAGATACTTGCTTTACGTTTCCAAAAACAACGACTGAATTCATAGATCTTCCGTTAGCGACTGATATATATAGTAGCGCCAACTTTTCTATTGAAGTCGTCTTTAATGTGACAGTGACACCGGGCGAGATACAATATCTGTATCGGTGTGACACAATCGAAATATATCTTGATACCAGTGGATATTTCCACTTCTCTATGTGGAACGGCGCTTCCTATCAAACCGCAACCTCGATAACCCCGATGTTATCAGGGCAAACATATCATGCTGTATCAGTCTTTCATGCGACCAATGGAATGTCTGTGTATATGGATGGATCGCTTACTGATACCAACACGAATACAGCCAAGCCAGCTTACACACAAATCTATATTCAAATAGCCGGTGCAAATACAGGCAATGTTCTTCATGAGTTTGATGGGTCAATGGATGATGTTGCTTTATATAAAGTCGCACTTACCCCGACTCAAATAGCGTCTCACGCCTCTCAAACACGGTCGGCGGCATTATTTTCTTCGGCAATAGCGGCTTCGGCGAATACTTCTGGCTCAATTACTATACCGATAAATATATTCTCGTCGGTTTCAATTTCTGCTGCTATCAATGGAACGCTGAGTCCAAAAAGTTCAGATGTAACTGAGTCAATCACTGTGTCAGAGGTGCTATCAACAATAAATCAGGTGATAGCGTCAATTAGCGAGAGCATGACAGTATCTGAACTGTATTCTAATTTACTGATGGCGTCAGGGTTGATAACTGAGTCAATCAGTGCGACTGATTCCCTTTCGTCACAAAATACAGCGATTAGCGATATTGTTGAATCAATCGCTTTCATATCTCTATTTGACGATAACGGGGACACTTATACCGGTGTGGTATTGAACACAAGAAATTACGCCAATAGCGAATACAAGCAATTTGATTTTAATTCACTAGCCAAGCATGGGTCGTCTTATTACGCAGCCAAGAACGATGGCATATATGAATTAGGTGGAGGTCTTGATGATACGGCAAAAATAGCGGCATCAATAAAGACAGGGATTCTCGATTTTGGAAGCGAGCACTTAAAGCGCGTAACTCATGCTTATGTGGCCATGAAGAATGATGATGCTATTGCCCTGAAAACCATCGTTGATAATGATGACGGCGGAACTAAAGAGCGATGGTATGAGATAACCCAGACATCATCTTCATTAAGACGAAGAAAATTAACGCTTGGCCGTGGTGTCAAGTCTGCATACTGGCAATTTGAACTGGTCAATAACAATGGTGGCGATTTCGATATAAATGGCCTTGAATTATTACCTGTTATTCTAACGAGGAAAGTTTAAATGACTGCTGAAACTAGCGTACAAGCAACCATAGACCAAGCCTGGACACAGGCTCTGGCAGCTCAGCAAAAAGCCGAAAACTATTCAGATCAAGCCGTGAGTGCGTCAAGGTCTGTTATTTTTACTGGATCAATACCAACATTAACGCAACCAACAAAACCGACTGTCCCGAGTCTTCCCACTGACGATCTCGGGCAATCATTCAGTAATGAATATGATTCTACGCTAAGCAGTTTAAAGACCCTCATGGATGACCGGTTAAGCAGCTTTCTTGCTACATATTACCCGGATTACACTAATAAGCTGACGACCATTACTGACTGGATAGAAAACGCTATCACTAATGGCGGTACAGGGCTTCCTGTGAGCGTCGAGGCGGCTATTTATGACAGAGCGAGGACGCGAATAGATCAAACAAAGATAAAGGCGGAGAAAGAGGTTCTTAATGTCTGGGCGCAGCGTGGATTTGCTTTACCTGGGGGCGAAGCAGCCGCCTTAGTAAAAGAAGTGCAGCAAGATAGCAAGCATGCTGAAAATAATCTTGCTCGTGATATTGCGATTGAGCAGGCTAACCGGGAAATTGAGAATGTTCGCTTTGCCATTTCTGCCGGCGCAAGTCTCCAGACAAACATACTGAATACCGCCACTAGCTACATGAATGCAATAATCTCCGTCGCGTCTCAGGCAACAACAAAGGCAAATAGCCTTGTTAACTCAATTCAGTCTCTTTACCAGCTGACTTCTCAATATGTTAACGCTTCCGTGAATGCGGAAAACCTTATTCTTCGATATGAGCAGGCCGATATAAATAGAAGCCTGACATTAAACCAGCTGGATATTAACGCATTTCAGGCTGGCATAGATGCACGAGTAAACGCCGCTCTCGCAGGAGCAAAAGCCATGGGTAATGTTGCTTCAGCTGCTATTAGCAGCCAGAACACTATCGCTTCAATTTCAAACGAAACACAGATTAGTCAATAAGGGGATTTCATTATGCGCGTTGGAAAAAATGCACTAGCCAACTTTAAGAAGAGGCTGTCACAGCCGCATTCAATGCCAGATAACGCGGCGAGGACAGCGCCTGACTTAACTCCGCTTCCAGAGTTTCCCGCAGAAAATAATCAAATTTCTGATTTTTCAGGTACAAATAAATATTTTTATGGTGCACTTCAGCCGAAACAGGGATTACGTCAAGGTGGTCAGCTTGCAAGGTATCAGCCGCCAACAAGAACACCTGTTGACGCATCAAAATTGCTGTCTGGTGCAAAAAACCTAACCTCACCACCGGCCAACAACCCAATTAATGATTTTTCTGGCTTGAACCCTGGGGGCATGCCAAACGTGCAAAACATGAATCCAATGCAAGATCCACAGGCGGGAGCCGTGGCCGATGCTGCCGGGCAGGTAGGATCAGCGTTAGCAAATACTGGAGTTGATGCTGCGGTTAATCGAAACATTGACCTTGGCAAGCAGGGGTCTGCTTCATACGGAACGCCCAACATAAATCAAGATCTTCCTCTTGATGATTATGCAAAGCAGGTGATGAACAGACAAGGCCGTGAGTACAAGGGTGGAAGCTTGCCTTATAATGACATTGGATCTCCGATCGGACTTACTGTTCAGGATATGGCTCAGGCGAACAAGAATATAGCGGAAGGCCGAACCGGGAAAGGCAGCTTTACTGTATTACCATCCGAGGGGTTTAAGCAATTCGGGTTAACTTCACCAGATCAAGCAAGGCAGGAGGCTATGGCTCGCATTAAAAACCCGGAATCACAGGTATCGGGTGGCGTCGATTTTGCCAGCAATAATCGTGATGCAGATATAAAGGCACTTGGCCGGGCGAACATGACGCCAGAACAAAGGGCGGTTGCAGATAAAAAGGATATGGTGAGCCAGTTAGAGGAGCAGGCTAATGATTACGGCGCTGGATTAAATCAATCTCTTGGATCAATGCAGCAATACAAGCAACAGAGAATGGCTGCAAATAAAAAACTGAATAAAATCGCAGCATCCGAGAAGGCTGGCTTGGATCAGGCCAATAAAACGGCTGACAGGAAAATAAAGAAAGCTCAGGTGCTGGCGAACATAGCGAAACTATCAAGACCTCAGTACAAAGAATATCAGACAGGTTTTGACAAAAATTCGGGATTACCAACAAAAGGCGTATTTAGAACGGACACCAAGACACTTACTCCGGTCAAGATCCCGTCTCAACTTGATACTGAACTGCAATCAATGCCGTCAGATCAGGCAGACGCATATCGAACATTGGCAGGCCAGCCGCCGGAATCAAGAGAAGAGCTTGCGACTAAAATAAACCAATACCGTAAATCGGTCGGATTACCTGAAATGCAGTTTAATTTAGACCTAATCTCTTAGGTTTACCCTCACCTGCGAATATAATAAAGCCGTGTATCCATGGCTTTTCATTTTAGAGAGAGAATATAATGGGAATGTATGACCATTTAATTAAGGGTGCGCCAGTGAATCCTGCTGACGGAATAGAAGAAATTAACGCTACCCCAACCGAAAGCAAGCCACTACCTCTTAAACTACCCCAGTATAATCAATTTGTTGCTCCAACTCCTGATAAGCCATCAACCATGGCAAAAGCCTCTGTAAAGGCGCGTAGATTAACTCGCCCAAAAATTAACTATGACCATCTTACTAACTCGGCGAAGCCAGAAAAAGAGCGTGGAGTTATTGGAACGATAAGTGACGCAGGCGTAACCGCTATCAAGAGCGCAATATCAGTTCCAGAGGTCGCGCTAGGTATTGCTGACCTTTTTTCTGGTGGCAGGGCAGGAAAGTATGCAGAAGATCATCTTGGGTTTAGACCAAAAGACGCCAAAGAAACATTAAACACTTGGTACACCGATGCGCAAAAAGAAGCCAACGCCAAGGTCGCTGCTGCAAAAGGGTTTGTTCCAACCGTAGTGGCAGCACTTGAAAACCCAAGCACGATAGCCCACACAGTCGGCGAGTCGATTGCTCCCATGTTAAGTGGAGGCGTGATAGCAAGGGGATTGACAAAACTAGCGCCGAAAGTCCCAGGCTATGTTGCAGGCGCCACAGGTGAAGGCATTGTTGGCGCTGGAATGGCTGCCGAACAGACAAGACAAAATACGAAAGACGGGCTTCTGACAGATAAACAGTCTGCTGCTGCAGGCGCGTCTGGACTTGGAACAGGTGTGTTTGGTGTTGTTGGCGGAAGAATTGCGCAGAAATTCGGAATTGCTGATATTGACACCATGCTTGCAACAGGTGGACTTAAAGCAACTAACAAGAGTGTAGCCAGAAGCTTCGTTGAGTCAGGAATATCTGAGGGTGTTTTTGAGGAACTGCCTCAGTCAATTCAAGAGCAAATGTGGTCTAACGTCGCCATGGGTAAGCCTATCATGGATGGCGTACCTGAAGGCGCCGCCATGGGCATGCTTGCCGGTGTGGGAATGGGTGGAGTTGCAGGTGGTGTATCAAGTTATCTGGGTAACAATAATGACTCTATTGATGAAAATAATACGGCTCCCGGTGACTACAGCCTCGATAATCTTGCCGCTGAGATGGGGAAAGAACGAGTATTCGACCCAAATGCACCACAATTAACCGCTCCGCCTGATTTTTATGGTACCGCTGATGGCGCTACTAAAACACCTGAACAGCAGAATTATTCAGAGCAGTATCGTCAGCATGATTCTGCCGGATTTACCGGGTCAGGCGTTGAGGGTATAACACCAAAAGGAACCATGGCCAAAGCGGCTGAAAAAGCAGGTCAGGCGGCGGGTCTTGCTAATACAGGTGATCCGGTCTTACCTCCTCCACGTAGAACGCTTGTTGATGGTATTCCTGGTAGTCAAGGGCTGTCTCGTCCTGATTTTTCCAGTAATGTTGAAAAAGTAACCGATGGTCGGCGTGACCTAACTAATCCACAAGCAGCTGATCCAGTTGAGCCTATCATTCCTCCTGAGCCAGTTGATCCAGTCGCTCCTGATCCAGTTGAGCCTGAGTCAAAACCTGATATTAAAAAATATAAGCTTCCTCATGACTTGACAAATGACCTTACAGACGAGGCCGTATCTGGTATTCAGCAGGCCATTCATGTTGCCACGAATGATGGTGGTGTAGACCTTAATGATGACGAGGTGAAATCATTCATAAAGAATTACAAGAACGGCTATAACGGTGATCCAGTTGATAATACAGTTCAATCTTTTATAAATGAGTCAGCTGTTCAGCTTGGTGCCAACGAAAGAAGGCACGGTGAATATCATATTTATCGAGATGAAGATGAAAATGACACAGGAACTGGGATCAAGCGCCCTGTCGGGAAAATAAATAAAAAGGTTAAAGGTTTTCTTGATGCAGCTGATAAATCCATTAATGACGTTGATGAATTGACATCAATAGCGTCTCAGTTAGAACAGACCGCTAAAGCTGCACGAAGTCAGTTTGTTAAAAAGCAGGCAGAAGAAGCAGCTGCGAGTATTCGCAAGTATATTGCTGATAACTATTCTACCAATGAGCCGGTGACAGATGCCGACTTCACGCCAACACATGAACTCACTGACGGAACAAAAGTCATTGCATATACGGAAGATGGGGAGGCTCAGGCTGATACTTGGCAGGATAGCGAAGGCAATATTATCGAAGATGGAAACGCAGAGCCTATTTCAAGAAGTGATGACAAAGACAGTGCTCCGGAAGCGACGATTCCCGATGATTACACCAGAGTTGGTGACTATGCTTATGGCGAATCACCGGCTGGCGAAGAAGAAGGCGGCTGGTATGTTTACGACTTAAACGACGACAATGGTGATCCTGCGTACATTGCAAAAACAGAGGAAGATGCGAAGGCATGGATTAACAGTGCTTCAGGTAAAGACAGTGCTCCGGAAGCGACGATTCCTGAAAAGGAAAAAACGAATAAGCCTGAGAAGCCAAAATTCAAGAAAAAAGACATTCTGGCTATCAAAAAAGAGTCTATTAAGCATGCCGTGGCCAATACTGAGGTAATTAGTAATGCCAAGGACGAGGCCAAACTGAAAGAGTCAATATTAAAGGTGACTGAGGATTATCTGCATGATGAACTCGGCCTGGCTATTGATAAAGAGCATAAAGACCGTGTTGCGCTGATTAATCATGTTACTCATGCAAGCGGGAAGCCTGACGAATCCGTATTCGATGATAATTTTATTTCGGCTGTGAGCCGGAAAGCAAAAGCAGCATTCAATAAGGCTGAAAAAGAAAAGCGCAAGGCCGAGAATGCTGATCGCGGTGAAAAGCTAAAGAATTACGGTGAAGAACTTCGCCGGGCGCAGGATGAAGCCACACGCAAGATAGATGATGCTGACGACGCCAATCTGGATAAGGCCGTTAAAGATATACTGAACGCCGCGTCAAGACCTAATGTGTTTCCTATTGTTACTGGTGAAAATGCAACTCTAGGATTGACTGGCTATCTTGAGACAATTCGCAATGGAATTGAACCAGTTTCAGAATGGATTGGCCATCAATTTGGCGGCGGTAGACGGTCTTGGCAGAAGTCATTTAAGACTGTTATCAGCGAAAAATCAAGAAAGGATGGCGGTCTTGATGAAATCAAAGAGCTTGCTAAAGAGTATATCGATCATGTTTCTGCTATCGCGCAGGCTGTTTCAGGAAAAGATAATATTCGATCTGCAGCAGAGTCGTTTGGCGACTATCTTGATAAAGTCAGAGCCTCATTTATCGATGTTTTTAGGGGTAACTTTTATCACCAATCCTACGCATTAAGGATTGATCCCGATGGAAATAGATACGATCCTGGATATAACTTAGGCGAATTGTTGAAAAATGAGGACAGTGAAAGCAGCACAGGAAGAAGGAAGCCGTTAAGGCGTCCATCATTACCGATAAAGCGCAGTGGATTTAAAACGGATCACAGGAATGGTGAAGACGTAACGCTTGAGGACATTGGTAAGAAGTTTGGGTTTGCTGCGGTAACTGGCGGAAAATACGTTAGATCTAAAGAGGGTCAGGAACGGGCAAATTTTGCTTATGACGCATTCATGGATCTTGCTGATACGCTCGGAATCAAGCCTAAAGACATTTCTCTTGGAGGGACGCTTCATTTTACGATTGGTGCACTTGGTCGGGGTCGCCATTCTGCGCACTATAGCCCAAGTCATCCTCACCCTAAAGGCGGCACAGTGCCGGTTATCAATGTAACCAAGACTCGTGGTGATGGATCTGTTGCTCACGAGTGGTTTCATGCTCTGGATTATGCTTTGCGTAGTTCTTTGCTTAGCGATAATCAGTCCTCTATTGTTAGCGATATTGTTGACGCGCTATCTGAGAGAATTAAGACCATTGACGGCATAAAGAAAGAGCTGCATCCTTATCTTACTGGTAATCGCTACTGGTATATCAAGGGCAGAAAGCATAGCCGGTATTCTCCCAACGAGAGCACAAGAATGGCTCTTCGTCGCCTATCTCTGACAAAACAGACTGATTATAAGAACGATGCTGACGAAATCGAAAAAGGCGGGAATAAGAAAAGACCATACTGGAACAATCGAGAAGAATTGTTCGCCAGGGCGGGGGAGTCTTATATTTATGATGTTCTAACTGGTGATGAAAATACTTACCTTGTCTCAGATTGGGTTGAGGCTGACAAGATCGGAAAGCCATTATATAAGGGTAGACCTTACCCGAATTCCAAAGAGCGTAAAGCCATGCAGGATCTTTTTGCTGGCTTAATGGAAAACATAACTTTTGACAGCAAAGGTGTTTCTGTTAACAGCGATTATGAGTCAGCTGATATTAAAACCCAAGTAACCAAACTAAGATTAAAAGTAGAGGGTATGATTGATGCCTGGATTAAAGCGATAAGGGACGAAAAATCAAGAGAAGAAGATGATTTAAGTATTGGCATTCTCGGCGGTAACGACCTTATACGAAAATTATATCGCGCCATTTATGACGGAAGCATGCCCAAAGACAACAATGCACTCAAGAAGCTGGTTGCAGAGCATGATGGCGTACCGGTAAAAGACATTGACCACGCAAGATTGAAGCAGGCTCAGGAAGATCTTGAGGCTGCGATAGTCATGCGATCAAGAGCTATAATTAAAGACCATAGCGAATTCCGTGGCGGAAAATCGGAACAAGTCGGCGACAAGATGATATTTGAGTCATTGCTCGGTCTATATAACAGTCAGCCTAATCTTAATCTTCAGACCACAGCCAGCGCCAATAATCAGGCGTATAGCACACCCGCGCCACTGGCGTTTTTAGCGGCCAGGCTGTCTGACACAAAAAATAGCGACTGGATTTATGAGCCTACGGCTGGTAATGGCATGCTGCTTATTGACTCAGACCTGCGCAGCAGCGTATTTGCCAATGAACTGGACGCGGATAGGAATAGTCGATTAAAGGACACCCTTCCTTATGCAAGTGTGTCCAATTTTGACGCTACAACCCATGAATTCTCTTATGATAAGAAGTTTGAGAGCATTATAACCAATCCTCCATTTGGCTCTCTGGCTGAAAAAACAGAATTTGACGGCTATACTTTAGAAAAGATCGACCATCTAATCGCCGCTAAAGCGTTAAGCGAAATGAGTGATACCGGTAAAGCTACGCTTATACTGGGAGCAAACAAGAATGAAGGCGCGATTACATCAAAAGACCGCGTGTTCCTGAATTACCTGTATTCTCATTATAATGTTACTGAGCATTTTGAGGTAAGCGGCGATATGTATAAGCGGCAGGGCGCTGGATGGCCTGTCAGGATAATCGCTATTGATGGACGGAAGAGTTCAACCAAGAAAGCACCGAAAAGTGGTGCAATCAAGAGAGTAAACAGTTATGAAGAGCTATATCGAAAATATCAGGAAATCCAGGGGTATGAATTTGAAGCCTTGGATACCCAGCCTGAAGGATTCACCGGAGAAACGGGCGTTGATGGCGGTGGAAATACCGGAGAATCAGGAGGCACCGAGTCCAGTGGATTACCGGGAGATCCTGGCAAGCCGAATACAGGATCTGGTCGAGCAGGAGGATCAAGGCCAGGTAATGAAAATAGTGGAGGCCAGTCTGGATCAGGCGTTTCGGCTACAGGAACCACCAATAGCGGATCTGGGAATGGTGATAGTGGAAGTAATGCCGGGGATGGAGTCTCTAGTGGGGCAGGTAATGAAGGAACTAATGGAGAACGAACAGGGAATTCAGGATCTGCCGACAGTCCGACAGATGCAGGAAATGACTCTACCGGAGTATTTGAGCCAGATCTAAATGCAGCGGATTTTTCAGAGGAAGACTTTGACTCTCTGCTGGATGCGGAGTTCGGAAAAGACGAGCAAAGCACTGATGATGCTGAAAATGAGTTTGGCGATGCTATTAATGATCTTGATGACCTATTCGGTAAAGACGGCATTAAGTTCAGCAAGCGCAAAGACTTCAACGAAGAAACCTACCAAAAAGCACAGCCGCTTTTCAAGCAGGCTCTTGAGCATGCGTTATCATCTGCAGCATCACTAAAAGAAGCGTTTAAATCATTCATTAAGATGGCCTCAGAGCGTTGGGGTAAGACAATTCGACCTTATCTGAAGCAGTTCCAGCAGGATATTAAGGCTGGTATCGTGAAGATAGTTTCACCATCAAAGAAGAGTCCAGAAAAGCCTAATAAATCCAATAAGAAAGAGAGTACCGGAAGCGAGTTCCAGACTTCATATCCATCAATGTCTGAAAACACTTCTGGAAATGTGCTGGTGCCAACCAATCAGGCTGATGCTGTGCAAGCAGCCCTATCTGACATTGTAGCAAAATACGGGAACATTGATGACTTTGTTGTGAATGAGCTTGGCTATAAGTCGAAAGATGAAGCTTTTGATGCCCTTATGGGTCTACAGATCGACTCTGTTGCCATGGCTATCGATCAGATAAAGACCGGTGGCGCATTAATTATTGGCGATCAGACTGGTGTGGGTAAAGGACGCCAAGCAGCAGCAGTTATTCGATGGGCGCTAATAAATGGATTTACGCCGGTGTTTATATCCGTTAAACCAACTCTTTATACCGACATGTTTTATGACCTGAAGGATATTGGAAGTGATATAACTCCACTTTTAACCAATGCCGGCGAAGCTGTTATTGAACATGGAACCAAAAAAGCATTATTTAAGCAGACAGCAGGAAAATTGAAGCCGATCTTTAGTAAGATTATTAATGAAAAATCGCTACCAAAGGGGACTGATGCGTTATTTACAACATACGCCCAGATCAACACTGAAAACCAAAGGCGCGATGTATTAAGGTCATTAGCTTCTAATGCCGTGTTTGTTCTCGATGAATCGCATAATGCAGCAGGAGACTCAAGTACCGGAGAATTTATAAAGGCCGTTCTTGAGCAGTCAGACCGGGCTGTGTATTTGTCAGCAACTTATGCAAAACGACCGAGTAACATGCCGGTCTACTTCTTGACTGATATTTCAAAAGCAACCGACACAATGGAAGAGCTAGTGGAGTCCGTCGTTAGCGGCGGAGTCCCATTGATGGAGATGGTTTCTAATCAGTTGACACGAGCAGGGCAGTTCATTCGTAGAGAGCGATCATGGGAAGGTATCGACTTACCTACTTACATTGACCCTGACAAAAAAAGCCAGCAGCGTGATGAAGAATACTCCAATGAAGTCACCAGGCGATTAAGAGCTATCGTTGATGCCGACAGGATTTTCCATAATAAAGACTTCGAGCTTGTTAAAGCAGAAATAGAGGCTGAATTCGGCGGGTCTGCAACTGGATCAGGCAATAATGCTTCTGCCGGCGTTCATCATGCTAATTTCACTTCGGTTGTGCATAACTCAATATCACAAATGATACTGTCTATTAAAACAGACCGTATTGCTGACATGGCTATTGAGGGATTAAAGGCAGGCAAAAAACCATTTATCGCCATTGATGCCACAATGGGTTCATTTCTCGACGATCATGTTGCGTTCAATAAGCTAAAAGAAGGTGACTTGCTGACAGGGTTTGATTACAGGGTGGTATTAAGCCGGAATCTGAAACGGACAAGGAATATCAGCTATAAGGACGATAAGGGCAAAAAGAATAGCATTATTGTTCCTCTTCATCAGCTGTCACAGGAAGCACAGAATGCGTATGAATGGGCGCAAGATTTAATTGACAGTCTCGATGCTGATCTAAGCGCCTCGCCTATTGACCGCATTAAACAGCGAATTCAAGATGCAGGGTACTCGGTTAAAGAGATTACAGGAAGAACAAGGTCGGTAACGTATGATGATAAAGGCAATGCAATTCTCTCCAGTATTGACAAAGAAGAGAAAGGCGGTCGCGTAAATACAATATCTGAATTCAATAATGGGACGCTCGATGTTGTTATTGCCAATGCAGCTGGAGCGACAGGTATTAGCGCCCATGCTTCAGAGAAGTTTCAGGATCAGCGGCCAAGATACATGATTGTTGGCCAGGCTTCGCTTGATATAAACATATTCATGCAGATGCTGGGAAGGGTTAATAGGACAGGGCAGGTAGTGCTGCCCGAATATAGAATATTCTCTTCAAGCCTTCCTTCTGAAAAGCGACCTCAAGCTGTTACCGCAATGAAAATGAAGCAGCTTAACGCTAATACTTCGAGCAATGAAAGCTCTGACACCAGCGTAGAAGCTGTAGATTTCATGAATAAATACGGTGACGAGGTAGTTGCCAGGTACCTGGATGAAAACAAAGAACTTAATGCTTTTCTCCAAATCGGATTTGACTTGGACGGTGAAACGCCTAGCGTTCAGAATGTTGCTAGGAACGCTACTGGCAGACTAGCTCTGATGCCAGTAAAGATTCAGGCTGAGTTCTATGATCGCGTTGAATCTGAATATCTCGATTATATTAAATATCTGAATGAAAATGGCAGAAACGAGCTTATAGCAAGAACAATTCCATTTGATGCCGTGCTGTTGGAAGAGCACGTACTTGATGAAGGTACGGATAATTCACGGCCATTGCTGTCTGACGCAATGATCGGTAAATATTCTGTTAAGCGAACAAATTTGCCTCCAACGCCACAAGAAGTGAAGAAGGAGATTGAAAGGTCATTAGACGGTAAAACAGCGTCTGAGCATGCAATGAACCTGCTTGCCCCTGCCCTTGAGTATAATGATAAGACGCTAGTTCCTGAAATAAACAAGAACATAAGCGAAAGTTACAGCAAGCTATCTGATGAAGATAAGGAAAAAGTTGGCGCTGAAGGAAACTCATTCCCATTTGATGACAATTTATCGGCACGTCAACACTCATATCAAAGGGCTGTTACACGAAAACAGCGTCACGATGAATCTGTCGCGCAAATTATTGGCGCCATTGAGAAAAATTATTTAATTGGGAATGCAAGTAGCCATACGATCGATGGGGCGCACTATAGGGGCGTGGTTACTGGCGTGAAGTCAAAATGGACAAAAGGATCGCCAAGCAATCCATTTGTAAAAAGCGGGTACAGTATTACTATTCGCACTAATTCTGGTACAGGCCGAATATCGCTTCCATTATCTCGACTCATGGGATACCAGGACTTAGGCCATTATGGATATGGGGGTGTAACTCAGGAATCTGATATTGATGCTTTGTTTAAAAAAGCGGCAGGCCACTCTGCAAACGACAGAGAAATTCGATATATCGCTACCAAAAATCTATTGAAAGCGTTTGGATCATTAACCTCAAAAGGTGAAATAGCACGATTCACCATGAAAGACGGTAGTGTTACCGATGGAATAGTGATGCCTGGGAACTTTGATCCAAGCACAGGCATAAAAAAGACGCTCAGATTTGGATCTCCAGCCGTTGCTATCCAGTTTCTGCATGATAATACCTATGATAGTGATGTTCACCGGCTTGGATTGCATACAAAAGACGGGAATCTTAGGTTAACTCCAAATTATGACGGAAGCTTCAATCTTGTTGCGGCCGGCAGTAAAAAGGCTGGCGGCAAGTGGTGGGCAAACACTGAACTTGTATCTATTATTGGTGATGAATTTGCGGGATCTCGCGCAGTTAAAACAGCTAAGGTTCCATCGAATAAGGTAAAGAGCGTAGTTGACTTCATTTACCAAACCGACAAGCTATTTGCACTGGAGAGCATGGAAAAGCTTGTGGCTCCTTATATTTCAAAGGGCAATTCAGCGCCTGATGGCAAGCCAAGCTTTTCAAAGCACTCCGTTTCTGCTAATAATAATCGCTCTGGCGGCGTAACAGAGCAGGAGCTTCAAGATGTTATTGAACGATTTAAACAAGAACTCGGTGGAAAACTTGGACTGGACTTCATTATCGCTGATAGCCAAGAGGCAGCTTTTGGAGAATATGGCGCAAGTATCACCGAAAGAGTCAGGGGTGCTTATATATCGGCCAGGTCAAACAAACAGCGGTCAAGAGTTATTGTTATCAGAGGCAACCTGCGTAACATTGCAGAGGCAGAGTCAACTCTACTGCATGAAACTCTGGCTCACCACGGCCTTAATCTATTTGAAAAGGATGTTAAAACTGCGATCCTGAGAAAGATACATAACTCGCGTGAGCTTCCTGCAATCAAGAAAGTTTATCGCCAGTTAATTCGGGATGGGTATGATCTAAGTCCTGCTGGTATGGCGGAAGAGGTCTTTGCTTATATAGCAGAAAATAAGCCAAATTTTGCCATTCGGGCATGGGATCAAATTGTTACTATTATCGCCAATGCGTTGCGCAAATACGGGCTTCTATCTGGAAAAGTAACGAAATCAGAGTTAAGGAATCTTGTTCAGTCTATTGCTGAAGGTATGAGGCAGGGACAGCAGCAGCGCACCTTTGAGGACGGCAAGGAAATACACTTCGGGGCGTCTGATCCTGTCTTTTATAGCAAAATGCTTGACCATTTAATTGATAAGCTTCCCGGCTCTGGCAATGCCATGCAGCTTCGTGAAATGGTTAAGTCATGGGCGAGAAAAGGTCAGTTTAAACAGGAAGAGCTTGAATGGTCTGGTCTTGTTGAGTGGCTATCTGAGCAAAAAGGCAAGGTGTCTAAAGACGATATTGTTAATTTTGTTCAAGCCAATCAGGTTCAGATACATGAAACTGAGCGTGGAGAATCATTGTTCAGGACTCCAATGGAGGCAAAACAGTACCTGGCTGCTCAAGAAAACATGAGCATCGATGAAATTGAAAAGCAATATGCTTATGTCAATCAAGATGCCTATATTGAAGCTGCCGAAGACGCTGCTGAATATGAAGAAGAAAAACCAAGTTACGCGACCAAGCATGACAGGTATCAGCTTAAAGGTGGTAAAAACTATCGAGAGCTGGTCATGTCAATGCCGGGTCAGATTGACCCGTATAAGCCAGATAATGTTCACTTCTCCGAGGAAGGCGGCGGAACTGCTGTTGCGTGGACTAGATTTAATGAGCGCACCGATGTTGATGGCAATCGCGTATTGCATATTGAAGAAGTTCAGAGTAAGCGTCATCAGGACGGAAAAAGGGATGGGTATGCTAAAACAGAAACTGTTTACATAGTAAAGAACCCCAAAGGTGGAATGGAAAAAACGGTAAGGAGTATTGAGGAAGGCGAAAGAGTAATAGCAAATAGGCGATTCCCTGATCTTGATAATGCAGAAGATTGGACAATAGAACCCAAAGAATATCCTGCGGGAGCACCAGACGCTCCATTCAAGACAACATGGCCAATGCTGGCAATGAAACGCATGATCCGTTATGCAGCTGAAAACGGATTTGATCGCATTACCTGGACAACCGGGGATCAGCAATCAGCGCGATACGACCTTTCAAGCCATATCAGCAATATTTCATGGGATCGTGTATCAGGATCATCAGAAAGTGAGTCTGCCCTGTATGATATAACTGCCTACAAAAAGAACTCCGAGATTGCTTTAGAGGAACACGGCGTAAATCAAAAGAGAATCGCTGTTGTTATTGGAAAGGATTTGGCTAAGTCTATCGCTTCTGACGAGGGATCTGAGGGCGTTATTTCAGGTACTGAAATGAAGGTTGGTGGTGAAGGCATGGCGGCTTTCTATGACAAGATGCTGCCCAATATGGTTAACAAATACACCAAGAAGTGGGGTGTTAAGGTCGGTGAAACATCAATAACTACTCGCAAAGGCTCAGGGAAAAGGCTTGAGATTCTTTCTGAACTTGCTGGCGAAGACGTATATGACGCTTCAGTTGATGAAAAAGTTCACTCGCTTGATATAACCGATAAAATGCGTGATTCTGCTTTATCTGGCCAACCATTATTTAGCAAAAAGACAGGAAAAGAAGCGAATAACCCGCTATCTTCTGGAAATGTCGGTGAAAACGACTATAATAGTAATTATGAACAGTCAAGCATTGCCGGTAACGGTGGCCAAAAATCTGAAACAGACACCCGAAGTCCAGGCGGAGATCGAGCGCAGGCTGCGAGCGGAACCCGGACGGATGGGAGGTCAATTCCAGATGCTTCTGTACATGATGAAGCAACAGGATTTGATGAAGACCTAGCTGGGGTCAGGTTCAGTAAGAAACGGGCTGAAAAAATACGCCCTGATACCAACGCCTTTTTTCAGGCCATTAAAGACTTTATTGCCGGAACAAAGGGATCGCTTGGCAAAGACGGTAAAATCCTCAATGAAGTTACTGAAAAATATGGATTCTGGTCTAAGCATTTAGGCACCCTGGATAATCTCGCACGTAAAAACCCCATTATTGAGCCATTCATGAAGATGGCCAAGCGCATGCAGATGGATAAAGACGAGGTTTTTGCAAAGACTAATGATGTCGTTAAGGCATATCACAAGCTGAAGGATGACCAGCGTAAGTTGGTTGACGAAGCTCTGTTTGATGGAACCCTGCATGAACGTGATAACGGCATGGGTATTGTCTGGCGTGATGACCAGTTGCGAGATCGCGGTCTTGATGATACTGGAATTGCCGGGTACCACGAAGTAAGGGCTTACTTTGACGAAATGACCAATGACTACCAAAACAGGCTCCTTGAGCGCATTGGTGTTGTACTGGTTAATGGTAAGCCTGAAACAATCATTAGCGGTGATCCAAGTGGAAAGGTTAAATTGGATCTGGCCAACAAGATTCTGAGCGACTTCAATAAGCTAAGCGGCTATTTCCCACTTATGCGCTTCGGTAACTTCACATTAAGCCAATACAATGCTGAGGGTGAACTGGTCAAGTTTGAGACATTCGAGAGTCTTATTGGTCGCAATGCTGCTGCAGGTAAGGCACAGCGCGAGAATCCTGAAAATAATTTCAAAGTGGGTAGGCTGGTGAAGCGTACCGGTGACTCAATGGTTGTTGATCCTCGCATGATTTCCATGCTCAAGGATTATGCTGATTCTGCTGAGGAAGCTGGAATTAGTGATTTTGTGGATGAAGTTGAGCAGAAGATGCTGAAAGAGTTTGCTGATAAATCATTCCGAAAACGCTTTATTCACAGAAAAGGAACAGCTGGGTACAGTGATGATGTAGCAAGAACCATTGCGAGCTATGGCTGGTCATCCAGTAATTTTCTTGCCAAGATGAAGTGGGTACCTAAATTACAGGAATTCCAGCGCAATCTTGATGTGAAAGAGTATCCCCAGTTGCATGAGCATATTTCAAAGGATATTGAGTACCTGAAAACGCCAAGTGAAGAGTTCGCGGCATTCAAGAGCTTCACTTTTGGCGCGTACATGGGATTCAATGTTAAGTCGGCTGCAGTCAACTTAACGCAGATCCCAATGACGCTATATCCATATCTTGCTAATAAGTATGGCGACAAGAAAACCCTTGCTGCGCTAACGCAGGCGACTCAGGACGCATTGAATCCAAAGAAGGTGAAGGACAGGAGGCTACGTGAACTCCTGCAGTGGGCTGAAGATGAAGGATTGACGATGGATTCCTATACCAGTGACTTGATCGGTGTTGCTCGGGGTAAGAAGCTGGCAAGAACCAGGTTGCAAAGTAGACTGATTGAGTCAATGACATTTATGTTTTCTGCGGCAGAGCAATACAATAGGCGCGTTTCCGTGGCTACTGCTTATTATCTTAATAAGGACGTATCTATTGAGGAACTTAAAAAGCAGAATGGCATTATTGAGCAAGCTGTGACAAAGACCCAGTTTGACTATGGGAAGCATAACCGACCTGCTGTATTCCGTGGTATTGTCGGCGTACCACTTCAATTCCATCAGTTTTCGTTGAACTATCTCCAGTTTCTAGCCGGGAACGGTGGCGGGGTTGGCGCTACAGTGAGATCTTTGGCTGTATTATTCCTACTTGCAGGTCTAATGGGCATGCCTGGCGCTGATGATCTTCGGGCGCTACTTGAGTTTATGTACCAGAAAACGACTGGCAAGCATCTTGATTTTGAGCTTGAGGCAAGAAAAGGCATCGTGAAGCTTGCTGCCGAGTTCACCAGTCAGGAGAACGCACAGACGATAGCAGAAGCCATGCTTCGTGGTCATGTGGCATATACACCGTTTGACATGACAGGCTCACTAAGTATGGGCAGAGTGGTTCCTGGCATGTCTCGTGGGTTTGATGTAGCGGCGAATGAGGGTGTTAAGAAAGGATTCACTGAAGCGGCTACTGATGCTCTTGGGGCTGGGGCTGGACTTGTGAGGAATGTTGCCAAAGGTTTCGATCAATATGAGGCCAGCGGCGATATTATTCGAGGTCTTGAGACGGCATTACCATGGAAAGCTGTCGGTAATATGCTAAAATCATATAGACTGACTACAGATGGCGTTGACCGTGATTATGCGGGTCGAGTGAGAATAGCATTTGAACCATCATCGGCTGAAAAGTTATTTCAGTTTTTGTCGTTTCAGCCGTCTACCAGGTCACAGCTGTATCGGGAAAAGAATACTCAGCGGCGTGAAGCCTTGTTCTTGAGGGCTGCGCATAATAGATTGATTATCCCGCTTGCTGTTGCTATTGCTGAGAAAAACGAGGCAAAGAAAAAGGCGGCAAGACGCGCTATCGCAGAATGGAATAAATCATCGCCTAAAGAATGGCGATTGCTAATGAGTAAGGTATTCAGGGCTATTCGCAGGCGCAGAAAGGAATTTGAAATAAATAGCAAGACGGGTCGAGGATCAAGTGTCAAGCAGCTGCAGGGCAAGTTTAACGACCAGTCAAAATATTTCCCTAAATAGGTGAGTTTATGGGCGGCTTTGTTTTTTTTGTAATATTTGCACTGATAATAGCTGCCTTCTTTAGTGAAAAAATTAGGGACTTATCCCTGTTCCTTAGCATAATTGCCGCTGCAGTTGCCGCACTTATGTATTAAAAGAAACAAAAATTATGACGAGTAACCCGCTTCGGCGGGTTTTTTATTGGCTATCGAAAAGTGAGGATATTAATTATGCCAGCAAGCAATGACCCAGGGTTATTAATGAGCATGCTTCAGTATTTATGGGCTGTTTTGGTGGTACCGCTAAAGATGATGTGGAGTCGAATCACGCACCATGAGGCTGCGCATGATGCAGCTTTGATTGCAATTAAAGAAGCTCACGATACAACAAAAAGCGACCTGGTGGCGCATAAATTACACCTTGCGCAGAATCATTTTAATAAAGATGAAATTATAAGTATCGTCGAGAAAAACATGAGTCCGATACATAGGGGCATCGATGAAATGAAAGACGATATAAAAATGCTGGTTCGTCGAGAAATAAACAAAGGCGACAAATAATTGATCCCGGTTATCGAAAGATTCTGTACTGATCCGGTTGCAGGTACCTTTGGCCGATTGCTGCTTAATGACGTTAGGCATGCCTTCTCTATTGAACAGCCATGGCGAAACAATGAGCCGTTCAGATCGTGCGTTCCTGCCGGTATTTATGATCTTGTGCCATTTCTAAGCAAAACAAAGTATCCGCATGAAACTTATGCGCTGGTTAATGAAGAGCTTGGTGTCTACTTAAACGATCAATGCGACGGGGTTTCTCGGTATGCCTGCTTGCTTCATAGCGCGAATCTTGCTGCCGAACTTCAAGGGTGCATTGGGTTTGGGAGCGGCAGAAGTAGATTTGGGGTAAAGGCCATACCGGCCGACTGGGCTGTGACTTCGAGTAAGAATACAACCAAGATCATTATAGACCTTATTCGCAAGTCGAGAGTTAAGCAGATCGAGATTCGCGGTGATGGTGTTACATATAACGTGGAGTAAATAACATGTTTGGATTTATTTTAAGGCTGATTCCCGGCGCTGCGAAGGTTAGTTCTGCTCAGTGGATTCTGATAGGTATCGCTGTTTCTTTTATTGTGGGTGGATATGGAGGCCATAAGGTAACGTCCTGGTACTGGCAAGGAAAAGAAAACAAGGCCATTAAAAAGGCGTTAAAAGACTACGACAAAAAGATAGCGGAAAACAGGAAGATTGAGATTCGCTATATCGAAAAACAAGGTAAAGAACGCATTGTTTACCGGGATATTGAAAAGAAGGTGATTAAATATGTCAAAAATAATCCTAATCATGAGTGCCTTAATCCTATCGGGTTGCGGCTATACCGTGAAGCCCTTGCAGGCGAAGCCATCCCAGATCCTTCTGGCTCCGTGCGATAGATCGCTGCCGGTACCCGTTGATGGTACCAGCCATTCATTAATACAGAACGCCAAGGATATTGGCCGGACTTACCGTGAGTGCCGAGATAGGCATGATTCGTTAATAGAGCAGGTGAAATAATGTACGAGAAAGCAATGTCATTGATAAATAAGATCCCGCAGGACAAGCAACTGCATTTTTTCTGGAGTTCATGGGGAACCATCGCTTTGGCGCGAGCCGGCGCTGTGGTCGGGATGCCAGCCTGGTTGGCTGTATTAATAGTGCTTGGATTCGGGTTACGGCGCGAAGTTGTGACCTTTGACAAAAGGCGAATAAAAGATCATTCCCTTGATATGGCCGCTAATTTACTTGGGTGCTTGGCTGGGTTGCTACCCTGTTGACTTCAGTTTTATAGCGAAAACAATCTGAGGTATCTTATCCCATTCCTCATGAGTAATCTCTTTGATAGTAAATCCCCTCCATGGCAGTTCAATTCGGCGCCCCGTGTCTTCCCTCTTTGGGTACCCAAGGGTAATAATTACTTTGTCGAATGTTTTACCCAAAAGGCGGGTCTTCCAGTAGTCGTTATATAACCGGTATTCCTCCGTCTTTTTACCGTCTCTTATCTGTTGAAACCATTGTTTTTTTACCGGGAGTATTAGATTCATCATATATCCTGTTTAACCCCCTTAATCGCAAAATAAACCTCCATGCAGGCCTTTGTATCCGCATAAGCCGAATGTGCGTCCTCAAGATCTTTCCCGGTGAAATGCTTGTATGCGTCAATCAGTTTGGGATTACTGCCGCCAATAATTTTTCTGGACTCAATCATTGCGCATTCGTATTCGCCTGCCTTCCATTTATTAATAACGTCTTCAGAGCAGTATCGCTTTGTTCCGATACGGATAATCCTGTTATCGAAGGTGGTGTTGAATGCAACGCGCTTGCATCCATCCCAGAGACACAGGAACATATCTAATACCAGGTCTTCAGGCATACCTACGTCATGAGCATATTCATTCGTAATTCCATGAATCTCAATTGTCTCGTCTGGAATAACCCAACCATCTGGCTTAACGATAAGATCAAGACGCTGACTTATTTTTCCAGTGTTTTCGTCTGCAACAATAGCGGCAAGCTGCACGAGACGCGGCTGGCATTCGTCGCCGGAAGGTTTTTTCCATTCGGGAATTCCGGTCGTCTCGGTATCAAAAAATATTATCTGTCTCATTGGTTTTTCCTTGTTTGTGGCGCTGGTAAAACAGCGTTGTAAGTAGTTGTTTTTATTGTCCAGTTATGCCCAGTTTTGACGGGCGTATAAAGGGTGTGTTATTCTGCGTTTTCAAATATTTAGCCATGAGTCGGCAGCATTTTGACATGGTGGGGGTCGGTGGTTCGAATCCACTCGCGCCTACCAAATACAAAGACTTACAGCGGGGTAAAACCCGCTGGAAGATCGCTGGTAAAACTGCTGGTAAAACTATTGGCATTTTGGTATCTCAACAGTTGTCCAGTCGTGACCCTCAAGATAGAGCAGGGTCGTTTTTTCTTGCGTATGCCCTCGTAGTGTCTGGATCTGCTTGATCGACCAACCTGACTCTTTGCGAAGATACTCACCCAGAGCAATAATTTCATGCAGCGTAGGCTTCTCAGCAGGCTTTAGGTGCGAATAATGGCCGCTGGCCTCTCTTGCCTCAGCGAACAGATCTGACAGGTCACGCGGCGCGAGCTGCCCCCAGTGATCCTTTTCCTTGCTCTTTCTGTAGTTCTTCGGTTTCTGGTGGAGCAGGTAAGGGCAATGCACCTGATCTCTGCATGCCTTAATCAACTCTCTGAGCGTGTGATACCCATAATTACTATGAATTAATGGCAGCTCTAACGGAATGCGAATAAAAGCCGACTTACCGTGTTTTCGTGTTTTTGAGATAATAAGATAGACAAAATCATCTTTTGAGTCGCTAAACTTCCATTGCCTCAGATCTTCCCGACGCTGCATTGTATTCAATGCAAGTTCCATGGCAAGCTTTCCGAGTTTTGACGCATGCTCAAAGATTGCCTGATACCCAGCCATATCAAGCCGTTGGCGCTGTTTAGCTTGAGAGTCCATCTTGAGGGTCATATCTGGTATGTTTTCATCCAGGTAGCCCTTAGACATACCCCATGTATATATTTTAAGTAATAATTGTCGGTGTTTATTATGCTCTTCGGAGCTGGTCATGGTGTTAAAATAATCATTGAACTGGTCAAGCGTTATCTCTCTTGCTTGATGTTTACCGAAATGCCCATGAAAAAGCTTTATTCGTCTGTTGATCTCAGTGAGCGTCCGGCTTGAGAGCGGTTTACCCTTTATGGTGCGAGTCGGAAGATATTCATCCTGGTATTCGGTCAGTATGTCAGAGAATGATTTGTCTCGACCAAGCGCCCTGGACACAAGATTACTCGGTTTACTCAAGATTGCATTAAGTTGATTGGCTGCGTCTACTGCAGTGGCCTTGTCTGTACCCATGCCGCAGATTCTTTTTTTACTGCCAGCAGGCAAGTCAGGTCGAATATACTTGAAGTAATGCTTCCCTCTGCGCTTGTCATGCTCACAATAAAGATTGTCAGGCAGGTCTTTTCTTCCGGTTTTTCGTGGTCGTGCACTCATAATGTAACCTTAATTCAATAGGACTTTTAAAGCGAGTGGATTGCTTACTTGGTGTATTTCATGGCTTTGAAAAATATAATATCTTCCACCGATTTTCTTGCCGACAATATCATTGTTTTCAATCCATCGTTTCACCGTTCTGGCGCAGGGTCGTGAGCCATCAGAAAATGTTTTTTGATATTCTTTTATGCTAACCCACGTCATGCCCGTTCCTTATCATTTATTTCTGATTCAACTTGTAAAAACGCATGTCCCAAAGCCGTCAATTTTTTCTTCGACCCCTTTTTTGAGTCTTTTAAGAATCCGCCGTTTACTGCAATATGGTAAGCAGTGTGGCCAGACCAATAGCCGCTTATTTGATTCTGTAAAGTTCTAACAATAAGGCATTTTTTTTCTTTAGTTGAATTATTTATACCAGCGCCAAAATTAGTGCCTTCAAAAAGCTGGTTAATATAATCATCTGAAAGAACGATTATTTTATTGCTCATATCTCACCCTTCAGACTTGCGTACCATTCGACTTCAGGCCAATCTCTTTGACTTACTACTTTCCCTCCCCGGATATTACCATTCTTATACTTAACAATATGCTCAATCCCATCGGCTATCGGGCAAACATCACTCCCATCGTGCGGGATTTTATTCAGAACTGAAGGGATGTGTTTTGCGGGTTTCCATGTTTCCAGTGCTACAGTATCTCCATCATCATAGTAGCAAAGTAACCATCCAAATTCATCCAACTTTCCTGTTGATATTCTCGGAAAATCATTATCTCCTGTTAATACAGCCTGTCCATTCGCAGGTATCCAGAGAGTAGTCTTCTTCATTTCTTCTGCGTACTGCTCAGGTGTTATACCCATCTTAGCCAGTAGCTTTATTGCGTCTTCCGCTTCTTGTTCCATGCTATTTCCCCAATATAAAGTATTCTTTGATGCCATGCCGTTCATGTGTAATATCCCAAATATAGTTTAATGGGTTTGTGCTATCCGCAATAATCCCATTATTAAGTCGCATAACACAGGATTGACGGTCTGGCATAACACCCGTATTCGGCAACCAATTTGGCGTTATTATAATATCTGTAGCGGGCTTCCAGTATTTCCATGAAACCTTCTCCCCTGTGGTTAATGATGTATTTCCATTGTCCCAACATGCTAAATCACGAGATTGTTTTAATTCAGGTTCAGCTACAAAACGCAGTTCCCAGTCACTATGCTTAGAATTACGCACATAAACAGGCTGATCTACAGACGAAGGCATCCACTCCTGCTTAGCTCCTAGCCGTGCTATCAATTCATCTATTTCTTTTTGCTTCTGTTTTATTTGTTCTAATTCATTGCTCATTTTAATCTCCAAATAAATAGATGCGTTTTACGCAACATAAGTTATATTTCAATCCATCTATCTCATTATAGAGATTGTCATATCCATCATCTTCATCTTCATGGCATGACTCACAACACGGCGGAGCGTCCTTTAGTTTATTTACATGACTACAATAAAGAACATTCATTCCATCACTTTTCATTATTTTAATGGCTTCTTGTTCCAGTTCATTGGTCATTGTCTTTCTCCTCGCTAGGTTTCTGATTGTCACCCCATTCGTTTACTTGTTCGTCAGCCATTTCTTCTGGGCAATATTCAAGCATTAAATTATCAAGTTTAAATTGTAGATCGTCGCGCTCGGTCTGTAACTTTAATAGTTCATCGCATAGGTCAATGATAACTTCCTCATGCTCTCGCAAAGGACTCTCTGTAGCACTATCCAATCCTCGTCTCTGTCCATAAGCCCAATCATCCTTTTGGATAATGTAATTATTATTTTTGCCTTCGGTTACTGTTAATTTACTCATTATCTATCCCTTATAAATGACTATATTTTTTATTGAAATCATCACTGGCAACATTACACCGCTTTTCTAGCAACGTATATTTCACATGTTCAAGGTAAGCCCCTAAGTTAAATGTTAAAGCAACGAGCATTAACCAGCCAAAGGAATTAATATTAAAATCATAATATTCGCCAAGACCTATACATGCACATAGCAAATTACCAAGTAAAAAATTAGTTCTATCAATCATCATCTACCCCTTATCATTTCGCCTGCTAATAGTGCATGTTTCTGTTACATAGTATGTGCACCCCGTATCCCTTGCTTCAAAGAGCCAGCCTTCAGGCCAGCAGAGGGGTGATGCTGTTATGTGTTTACTCACAATATTTTTCTCTTTTTGTTTTTTAAATTAATCCAAATACTCAAACTGAATCCGGTTTACTTCTTTCATCGGGTCTACTTTATAGTGATCGACCAGCATCTGAATGAACTGGTCAGCCGTCCAGTCTGGAAAGCCTTCAAGAACAACATCGCTGTGAGTGATGAAGCTCAACGGCTCTTGATATGTTGAAACGATCCGGATCAAGCCACCGATCTTTTTCATTTTCTCGCCGGGTTTCAATCCCATTGCTTTTTCAACAGGCTGAACAAGATCACCAGGCTTTAAAAAAATCCAGCCATATCGTCGCGTGACAATCTTTGTTTTATTCTTAATCTGCTCGGTCGTCATTGCAAAACTCATGTTTCTTGGCATCACCTACTCCTTATCATTTTAATTTGTAATTTTTTAATTTTACGTTTTAGATGCCATAGATAAATATTAAGGCATGAAGCTAATACTGACAGCGCCACAGCTACTCCTAGCATAATGACAAGCCATTCTGGTAAAATAATTGTTATCATATCAATCCACCATTCCCCCATGAGATCAAAGCAATCAGCCCGAAGGCAATGAATACCAGCGCCACGCATATTTTTATAAATACTCGTTTCATTTCCGCCACTCCCGCTTAATTCTTAATTAATCAACGTGACTTAGCGCATCAAAATCAACACAGCCTCGATGCCCTTCAATCCACGCTACATCACACCCAAAATTGTTAGGCATTAGTTCTATATTAGTAATCTCATGTACTGTGCCTGTATGCTCACCTCCAATAATGGGGTGGTAATTAACTTTTTCGCCTACTTTAAACTCACACATTCCCGCTCTCCGCAATAGACAGTCACGCTCCGACACTAGACTCCTAAAACGGCAGGTCGTCATCAAAGTCTGTGGCCTGCGGTGCCTCCTGCTGCTGAGGTGCCGGGCGATTCTGAGCCGAAGAACTATGGTTCTGATAGCCGCCTTGTTGGTTGTTATTCGATGAATCTCTTGAGTCAAGCATTTGAAGCTCCGTGGCGACAATCTTGGTTGTATAACGATCATTGCCTTGCTTGTCCTGCCATTTTTCAGTGCGGATCAAGCCTTCAACATAGATCTTTGATCCTTTTCTAATGTACTCGCCAACAATTTCAGCCAGGCGACCAAAGAAGGTAATGCGATGCCATTCGGTACGTTCCTGCTTTTCGCCACTGCTTTTATCTTTCCACTGCTCGGTTGTCGCAACTGAAACCTCAGTTACTGCTGATCCGCTTGGCATATATCGGACTTCTGGTTCTTGTCCGACATTACCAAGAATAATTGCTTTGTTTACTCCACGCGCCATTATTCATTCTCCAGTTCGGTTAATTCTTCAATGCTGATTCCCATCTGTTGAGCAAGACTTCGCTTGCCTAGTCGATGCTCATAGCCATCAATTACGTTAAAAAAATGCTTACCCAGTGACGCAAATAGCAAGAGTTGCCTTGCGTTGTCGATTTTCGATGAATTCCTTATTTCCCTGGCGACTGCGTAGATAGTATCCATGGCAGAAATGTCTTCCTTGCTCGTGATCTCGCCTACGCACTCATTTATGAAGTCATGTGCGGTATTGCTATTAAAGACTTCATCTGAGGCCTTATCGACCTTCATGGTAATAAGGTCTTCAATATCCTGTGGTGCATAAAAGTCTTTTAAGTTAATTGCAGCCATAATTCCCCCTACGCAACCTTGTTGCTTTTCAGTGATTCAATTCCGTCGATTATGGCGGAGTGAGCTTTGGTTAGTTCGGTGATTGCTTTCCCCAGAACTCGCTTATACTCTTTACTGGCAATGACTGGAGCCGTTAAGTCAGATATTTCACGAGCGAAACGAATGAGTTTTTCGGCATCATCTTCGCTGTTAAATGCTGGCGCATGATTGCCTACGATTGATCCAGGGCTTCTTTTTTCATTAGCCGCTGTTTTCGCATTCGAATTATTAGTCGTGACTTCCGGTTGTTTGGTACTCGCTTCTTGTGAAACCGGCGAATTTTCTTTTTTATTCGCATTTGAGCCATTATTAATACCCTCGTGTATTGCTTGTTCTTTTTCCTGCTCAATCTCTTCGAGCTGCTTTTTGCGAGCTGCTTCAAGCTTGGCTGCTATCTTTGCCTCTTCTTCCTTGCGTATGGCTTCACGCTCTTCTTTAAGACGCTTATCTTCTGCTTCTCGATGGGCTTCAACGCGAGAATTCACAAGAAGAGCAAAATCATCATTATCTTTCGTGATAATCTGGTTTAGATCATTGAATAAGAATTTAAAATCAGCGTTGCTTTCTATGAGTTTTAAATTCGCCCGAATCGCTTCTGCTACTTCGTTTGCCTCGATCTTGACTCTGGCTAGTTCATCATTAGCTGCGCTAGTTACTGATGTTATGTTGCGCTTGCCTTTTATGGCTCCGGGGAAATCAGCATTAATGACTGGCATGTATTGACCGCCAAGACCTTCATCAAGCGATACAATGTGCTGATAAAACGCTTTCTTGGCATCAGATACAATGTTATTTCTAATATTGATTTTTTCTGCTTTAACAAGCCTCTCCAGGGACAGTCTTTTTGTTCGCAGTTCTGACTTAATTTTGTCTACGGTTGAAAAGAGCGTATTAATGTCAGTCATTTTTATTAGTGCTTGACTCTTGACTAATTCCAGCTGCTTCTCTGATTGATCGCAAAACTTCACGACCTTTTCAGCGTCAGCAAAATCCTGGTCTGTTTTCAGGTCTTCGTTTATTTCAGCGATAAACTGTGAGGCGCTTTTCTCAAAAACCTCAATGTTTGTATTATTGACTGAGCCGGTAACGTCGATTGATAGTGATGGCAGCGGCATTATTTCTTTTGCCACAGGTTCAGCTTTAACTATCGGCGGGACGTACGATTCAAGATCTTGAGTGAACAGATTCCATCCAGCCATCAACTTCTTGACCTCTGATTCATTATATTCTTTGAATACATGCACGGTCTTTTCTTCTGTTCCGTCTGAAACTGTGTACAGGCACTTTGCTGTAGGACAAACAGCCAACTGCTGAATAACCTGCCAAAGATCGACTTCAGGCACCTGTCCGTTTCTGACTGACTCAGCTTTCAATTCATTCCATGACTTGCATTCCCAGATAATGTCCTCAAACATGGTGACGCCATCAAAGCTTGCCAAGATCGTTTCATCGTCATTAATCGCGGTCGCAGGGAACAGTTCTTTTCCTATATATGCTTCAGCAATAGGTCTTGCCAGAGATTCAATCTCATGACCTTTATCAAACAGTTTCTTTTTAACCCAGTCGCTGTATTCTTTTTCTTCGCCGGTGTGCTTCAGGCTTAATAATTCGTCACGAGAGGTGTGTTTTGACTTACCCATCATCATCGAAGCTTCAGACGCTGTATTAAACTCCAGTCTTATTTCTAACCATTCTGGGGAGCCTTGTTTTACGTTAATAATTTTCATGCTACTTCTCCATTGGGTGCCATTTCATTTATTCGGGTTATCTGCTTTTCAGTCATTGAGTATTTTGAGCTAATCATTCCAATCATGTGCTCGGGACTGCTTTTGCTTGCAGCGAACATTTGCTTGAATGACTCTTCATTCTCGTCAATTTGTTCGTCTGTGTAGGCAGGAAGTATCTGCTCTTCAGGAAGTGTCTGCTCTTCAGCAACCGCTGGTTCTTCAACGCGCTCAGCTTCACCCATGTCCTTCTCTGGAATATCAAGAGCATCTTCAGCCACATACAGGCCTTTTAGTGCGTCGGGGAATACATCTCGAATAGCGAATGATCTGGCTCGCATTTGAAGCATGCGCTTTGGGTACTTTTTCCAGGTACCTTCTTTATTCCATAAGCCAGCTACTTGTGCGTCAGCCTGTGAGAATGTTCTTACTTCAGCTTTTTCGCCTTTACGCTTAATAACGCACGTCGCTGTCATCGTGCTTTCGTCAAAAGTCTCTTCCATCTTTTCGTATTTAGGGTGATTTTTTGCCAGAGCGGGAAGAGCATCACCCCAGACGCATGGCCGGCCATTAATCACGGCTATATTCTGAAGTGCCTGCATAGGAGGAAGACCAAGTTCGCTGCCCATTTGTATCGCTACAAGGGTGTCACCAGGTTTATTTTTAAAGTCTCTTGGTACAAGGGAGGATGCAGCGATCATTTCTGAGAACTGCATGGCTTCATTTAGATTGCTTGGGGTGAGGCTGAATGTAGCTATTTCTTTGGTCATGATTAAGCTCCTGCTTAAATTAAATACACGACCACAGTATAAACCACAGGTTTACATAAAACAACCCACGGTTTATATATATATTAAAAAAATAGCATCAATACTCCTGAATCAGGAGCAAGAACAGAGACAGAAGAAGAACAGATACAGATACAAAGTCGATGAAAAATTTCACCGATCGTGAGGTTTTTTGACTTGATTTGTTTCATGATGGTACACAAGTCCGGTTCTCCGTTCTTGCTCCATAAAGATATTATTTACCTTATTTGACAGTTGAATGAGCTGGATTATGATGACAATAATGCAAATCATAATGATTTCCGGGTATTTATTCTTATTTTTATTTAAAAGTTGTCCAATTATTTGTTGTTTAGTGTCGTCATTCACTTGTTTGCCCCCGGTTGCTTTTGTTAGTTGAGGCTTACATTATCCATGTAAATGATAGGGAGATCAATGTAAATATTTCACAAATAAATTGGAGCTTATTTACTATATTTTTCTTTAATACGCTGGTTAATAATCGATGCGGCTGACTTGAATGTAGAGTCATCAGTATTATCGGCCAGCTTTTTTGCTATCGCGCCAAGCATGTCAATATCATTGGCAGCACCCAGCTCTCCAGCTATTTCGTCAATCGCTCGTATCACATCATTTAATGCTTGCCATGCAATCAGTCCTGTCTCGTAGTCATCATCAGAGTAAAACCACTCCATTGGTACGCGCAGGTGGTTTGCCAGGGCGTGCAGGCTATCAAGTGAGATCTTGCCTGTCTTAGCCCATTTCCCGATTGCCTGCACTGAAGGACTACCAATCGCAGTATGTATCTGGTTTGGGTTAGTGCCTGCAGCATTAATCGCATACTTAATTCTGTCGCCTAATTTATTCATATCGTAATTATCATGTATAAACCTTTGGTTTAATATAAACTCAGGGTTGCAAAACATAAACCCTAGGTTTATACTCGTTTTCATGACTAAAATTTCCCCCATAAAAAAAGCATGCAATGTCGTTGGTAGTCAGCGAGCACTGGCCGCAATTATCGGAGTTACACCACAAGCCCTTGGCAAGTGGATAAAAAAAGAGTCCGTTCCGTCAGCGAGAGTGATTGAAGTTGAAGCGGCTACTGATGGTGCCGTTACGCGCCATCAGCTTAGGCCTGATATTTACCCGGATAATACCTAATGAGCGTCGCTCGTTTGCATTGCCGTTATTTCAGTAACAAGGATAGCAAATTTAAAGAGCGGTTGAGTTCGTTTCCATTCGTTTTGTTTTCGATCCATTCTTAAAAGGGTTGTAAGTATGTGTAAAACAACAAATTTAATACATAGCAAAAAATCAATAAAAGACCTTTCACATAAAGATATTGCAGAGCACATGTCTGAATATCTAACAAGGAGAGTCGGTTCAGATAGCGTTCAAAAATATTTTGCAGGAAACAGTGGTATCCCTATGGAGCACATAGGGGCGTTATTGAGCGCCCTGGATTTGAAGCTAGTTGACAGTAATGAAGTAAGTGTTCCAGACGATGAATACGCAGCACTGAAGCTTTTTGCAAAGAAGGCGCTCAAGTAATGAGTAGGATACGCACAATAAAACCTGAATTTTTTATGTCAGAAGAGATCGGTGAATTAACGGTTAACTCACGGTTGCTTTACGTCGCTCTCTGGTGTCACTCGGATCGTGAGGGGAAAATGAAGTTTCAGCGTGTCGCGCTTGCAGCTCAGTGCATGCCTTACGAAATGGATAAGTTTGACGCTTGTATTGACGAATTAAAGGAAAGTGGCCACATAGTAATTTATAAGGTCGATAATAAGAAATACCTTTCAATTCCATCATTTACAGAGCATCAGCGTCCACATCACACAGAAAAAGCAAGCGTCATTCCAAATAAAGACGCAGGCTTAACGGTTAATGACCTGTTAGACGACGGTAATTCTCAGGAAGGAAAAGGAAAAGGAAAAGGAAAAGGAAAAGGAAAAGGAAAAGGAAAGGGAAAGGATATTGACGCGAATGCGTCAACGCACAAAAAAAATAAAACCTCAGATTATCATCCTGCATTTTCACTTGTTTGGGAAATATACCCACATAGAGCCGGAGACAGAAACAAAAAAGGGACATACGCATCATGGAGCGCAAGGCAAAAAGAAGGCGCTAGTATTGATGACCTTCTATCTGCTGTAAGTAGATATTTAGCTTACTGCGAGGCAACAGAAAAAATAAACACAGAATTTGTCATGCAGGGATCTCGATTTTTTGGTGTAGGGGACGAAGCCCCTTGGTTGCAGGAGTGGTCGCTTCCAGTTCAACCAGATCCAGATAGAGCGGTCGCTGACCATAACCATGATGTTGCTGAATCATGGGCAAATAATAACGAGGTTATTGTTGAAGCGGGGGTCTGTGATGAACAGTAGCGATAGAGTTGAGTTCTCAAGAGCACTAACTGCCTGCATGGAAATTTACAGCAAGAAAGTTACGGCCAGTATTCTGGATATTTTTTGGAAGTCATTAGAAAAATACGATCTTTCTGAGGTTCTTAACGCAATGTCGGTTCATATTCAAGACCCGGACGCAGGAAGATTCGCACCAAAGCCGGCGGATCTGGTTGGCAGGTTTCGAGGGACTGGAAGCAGTCAAGCATTAGCGGCATGGACAAAATTGGATGAAGCTGTTCGGTGTATAGGAACATACGAATCAGTTTGTTTTGATGATGCAATTATTCATGTTGTTGTTTCAGATATGGGTGGATGGCCATCATTCGGAGAAAAAGACAATTCAGAGTGGCCGTTTGTAAGAAATGAATTTGAAAAACGGTATTTGGGTTATTTGCTCCAAGGTGGAGTTGGCAGCAGCCAGGTTCCAATGCTTCACGGTATAGCAACAGATAGAAGACCTATTCTTATTGGCGATCATAAAAAAGCTAGTGAGATCCATCAAAAGCTAATTAATAAACCCAGGGTGAATTTAACGCGAATTTCAGATATTGCGACTAAAGCCCTATCTGCAGGAGAAAGCTAATGTCGTATCACATTACAGAATTAAAAACACAAGTAAAAATTCTGGAAAAGTTACATCACGAGAATAATGTTCGCATTAATTATCAGATGCTTCATGGGTTGCCAGCAAGTATTAATTTTAATCTTGAATATGCGAAAAGAAAGCTACGCATGAGGGTGTTAAAGCATATAGGTATGACAGGGAAGTATATGCCGCATCAAGGTAACGGAGAGTGCGAGCGCCGACGGTTAAATATGGGTAAAAAATATTAAGGTTCCACATGGAACAATGTCTGGAGAAAATATTATGACAGTAAGACTAACTTCTATTGCTGCGTATCGAGATCTAAAAAGCGCAGGTAAGGAAACAACACAGGTTGGCATGATTATAAGTGTCGTTGCAAAAAGAGCGAACATGTCATTGCGTGAGATACAGATCGCATTAAAAACAAAGTTTGGAAAGTTCCTTGATGTTGGGACAATCAGTGCTCGATGTAAGCTACTGAAGGACTCAGGGGTTCTCGCTGAAGAGCCAAGTCCGCGAAAGTGCATTGTAAGCAAGATAACAGTTCATCCGGTTCGCATTTCGCCTGAACAGATCAGTGCTTAAAGAAAAGAGGCCAAGGCATTATGCGAGTGAGATTGCGGGGATGGATGATATTGAAGACAGGCGAACTGCGCTTAACGCGGTACCTGAGCATTGCCGGGAGCTGGTGAAGAAGCATGTCACGGACATATTTAATCGAAGGACTTACGCCAGTAGAGCGAAAAGTTGATTGTCGCAATACAAGACAGTTATTACGTGAAAAAAACGGTGGTTGCCGAATGTGTGACAACCATAGTGATGACTGGGGTTGTTTAGAGTATGCGACATGGCCGCTCTGCATTGATAAAAACAAATTTAAGTTTAAGGAACCAAGCAATGATTAGAGTAAAAAAAGTTAGCAACAGCGAGCTTATTAGTTTGCCTGAACAAAAGACAGAGGGTTCAGCAGGCTATGACCTTCAATCGGCTGAGCCGGGGTCGGTAACACTTTTGCCCGGAGAGCGAGCCTTGCTTGCAACAGGGTATGCGTGGAGTATCCCGAAAGGCTGGGTGGGTGACATAAGACCAAGATCCGGCCTTGCTCACAAGTTTGGTGTGACCGTTTTAAATAGCCCCGGAACCATAGATTCTGATTACCGAGGCCAAGTGAAGGTTTTATTGATAAATCATAGTTCAATACCTTACATCGTTGAACCTGGTTCGCGCATAGCGCAAATGGTACTGGTTCCGTACTTATGGCCTGGGGGTAAGTCAGATCTGGTTGAGGTTGATTCCATCGAATCGACACGGCGCGGAGAGGGCGGATTTGGCAGCACTGGTAGCAGATGATGGACTATTACTGCCATAAATCTCAGAAGGCATTAAGGAAGGCCATTTCATTTTTTTTTGAAAAGGTTGTTTTGAATATGACTGACGGCAGTTTTGAATCATGGGTTGTTGTGAAAAAGATAAGTCTTGCATTCGTTGATGTTGTTTCGCCCGAATTTGAGGCGAAGCGAACAATATGGATAAGAGAGAGCGCGGCGCTTTATTTTAACAATAGAAGTTTTGAACATGACTCATATTCAGTGAACATTAATCCTGAGTTCATTATTAGGAAAATAAACGAAATATGTGTAGCGCATCAAAATTACATAATACAGGAGCAGGTTGCATGAATGTAGATCAATTAACCGTCGTGATGCTTTCAATATTGGTTTTCGAGCTTGTATTTTTTGGAAGAATACTCTTGTTTGTGTCTGTCCGTGACTGGATTAGGGATAGAAAGCGTGGCGACTGAAGCATCTTTCGTCAAGCATCCTAACGGAATACTGGTACCAGCGTCTCAGAATGACGTTGACTACCTGGATGGCATAAAGACAGGGGACGTAATTAAGGGGAAGTTTTCAAAGGTCAGGAACGGTATGTTTTTTCGCAAGTGGTGGGCATTGGTTGGTTTTCTTTATGACCACTGGGAGCCAGAAAGTGCACCAGGACAGGTAAAAATGGTACCGCAAAAGAATTTTGATCGGTTCAGGAAGGATTTAACCATATTTGCCGGGTTTTATGAAATGTTCTATAGGCTGAATGGTGACGTTAAGGTTGAAGCCAAGTCTATAAGTTTTGGCAGCATGGATGAACTTGAGTTTGAGCAGCTGTATAGCAAAACAATTGATGTTGGGTTGCAGCGAATATTGAAGAATTACACGAGTGATGATGTAGATCGCGTTGTTGAGAACTTATTGCGCTTTAGTTGAGGGGGTCTTGTTATGTTAGGCATAAATAAGAGAGGAAATAATCATGTTTATTAACTGCAGGCGAGCCATTAAAAACAGATCATCAATACCTGATCGTCGAGTAGATCTTAGCAGCGCATGGGGTTATACGCAAAAAGAAAGACGACTGAGTTTTACAGACAGAAGACAAGCAGATCGCAGATCTAATCAATGTATGCGCGATAACAACCTGGATCGCATGAGGCGGGGTGGGTAGGTGTTAGGACAGAAGAAAAAGCGGTACCGGGATGACAAGTACAAGGCATGGGTAAAGAAACAGCCGTGTTCATGGTGCGGAGATCATGGCGATGACCCGCATCACGGTATTGGGATGGGTTTGAGTGGAATGGCGTTAACAGCTCCAGATTGGGCGCTAATGTCAATGTGCCGAAGTTGTCATACGGCAATACATAACATGCCGCATTCCTGGTACCTACAGTGGTCGTGGATTTATAACACCATAATGAAGGCAATGGATAGTGGGTTTTTTGACTGGGTAATCATTAATGTTGAGTTTGGATATATAGATCAAGAAACGATGGAAAATACGGTTCGAGACTTAGCAAAACAAATTGAGGGGAAATAAATGTCTATTGGAACAGTTGAAGTAATTATTGACAGAATAAAATCGGCAAGAGGTGGATCAGAGATTGCCGTTTTCAGTGATCGCAGCACGGGCGCTTTATTGCTTGATGCAAAGTTTGCAAATACCGTCGAGACAATGAAGCGGATTCGCAATAAAGATCCTGATCTTATTGGCGTATGGGATGACTCGTGCAATCTTGCTGATGTACGAAAGCACTTGATTATGTATTTGAAGGGATCGTATTAGCGATGGCATCCATCACGGCAAAGCAATTAAGGCATTTATTCAAGCCAGCTGGCAGTAGTAAATATAAGGCCAAGAAGACTGTTCGTGATGGGATTACGTTTGATTCGATAAAAGAGGCAAATTATTACGATAGCCTGAAGGTCAGGAAGAAAGCTGGTGATGTTGTTGTCTTTCTAAGGCAGCCGATGTTCGATTTGCCAGGGAACGTCAGATATAGGGCTGACTTCATTGAATTTCGCGCCGATGGATCGGTTCATGTAATTGATGTTAAGGGAGTTAAGACGAAAGACTTTATTATGAAAAAGAAGATGGTTGAAGATATTTATTGTCCGATTGAAATTGAAATAGCGTAGGAGAGAGTTTCATGAGTGAAGAATCCAGAGAGGTAATGCCACGTTATAACAGCCGGAGGCAGGCATGGGCTTTAAAAATAACAGGGTTCTCAACTAGATCTTGTTCAGAGGTATATTTGCTGACGGATGACGAAAGACTGCCCCTTATTGTTGTAGACGATGAATATATGACTCGTTATAGACCAGGGATAGGTGGCTATTTTGTAATGTACTCGGATGGCTCGCAATCGTATTCATCTGCGAAGAGGTTCGAGGCGGGATACGTTCTGGATAATCCTGAGATAGATCCAAATGATATGTTTGTCGTTGTTTCCTCGCGTGACAATAACAATTCTATCCGAAACGGAGGCTCTATTTGCTGGGAAACATATACCGATAAGTCTAATTTACTGGACGCGATAGATCGAGCAAAGAAAAGCGCCGGTAAGTACGGGGAGTCAACGATTTGCAGGCTGGTACCAGTTGGCGACGTTGAATTTTGCGAGCAGATCATTAATAGCGAGCAGGGTGCATAGATGGATAAGCCAAGATACAGACATAATCCAGACGCAGAGCTGCAGGGGATTATACAGCGGCTTGATATGTGGGGAGCCTACATATACAAGAATGTCATTGGTCTTGGTTATCCGAGCATGTCTGCTGAGCGCAGGGCATTTGAGGGCGGATCTGGTGGAGGAAAGGGAGTGGCCTTTGTTCCGATTTATTGGCGCGATAAGTTCAATAGCAATACGGATGCTGCAATTAAGGATCTGAGCGAGGATTATCGAAAAGTAATCTTTGCAAAGTTTGCTCTACCGCATAGCCCTCATGTTGCAGGGAAGTGGACAAGTCAACTGGCCGTTGATTATTGCGGCATGACTGAAACTACTTTTAAGAGAAAATGCGCAATCGCCGTATCTCACCTGGCTGGGAAGTTTGGGTATTCGATATGAGTGATTGCAATACTATTGTCAGGGAAAGAATCGGAATGCAACTGCAATGCAACTGCAATGCAAACGGGTATGCGTGAACTCAAACTGAGGCCGGGAACCTGTTTTCTCCGGGTGCTTAACGGTTAAGTAACGGGTATTAATTCATTGGGGAATATTACATGAGAGCGACAATAACAGATGACGCATTAGAGTCTATGCTATCCGCTGGGTTTAAAGATGGCACTATTGCTAATGTACGCAATAATAATGGGTTTCATTTTGAGGTAAACGGAGAGATTGAAATTAAGGTTTTAAGCGTAAGTAAGGGACTCCTTGGCTTCCCTAGCATAGAACTTGAAATAAACTTATATGAGAAAGGGGGCGAGCTTGCGTTAGCAAGGATAGGAAAAGAAATCCTGTCAAATGGTGACACTCTTCGATTGTCCGGCCTTAATACAATGATTGAGTGCACGTTAGTTTGATATATAAAAAGACTCCTTGACACGTTAGCAACTTACGCCTATTATTAAGGTGTAAGCAACTAACGGAGATAATACAATGAGCAATATTTCAGATAAATTAGCAAGTGAACTACTCATAACCGCATTCGAGGGCGGTTCAAATTATTGGTACATGATTGAGGGTATCGAAAAGCCAGAGCAGCCATTGGCAGTGAGTTTCGAGTATTCCAAGAATATTCACCCATACGGGCTTCTTCCTTTTAATGGCGGGGCGGTTCTTATTTGCGATGCAGACGAGTGCGACGATGAAGGCCGTGAGGTCTGGAGACTTGACCGGGATGCGGTAGAACTAGGCAAAAAGCTGATTGAAGAAGACGCCGATTGTTATAATGATTTAGTGGGCGAGAACTGGGATGCCGATACGAGTGATGCTTTCTTGCAGCTTTGCCTTTTTGGCGAAATGGTTTACGGGTAGGGGGTGATATATGAGCTTCACAGTAAATTATTCAGGCAAAGAGAAGTCGTTTTCAAGTAAAGATCATGCAATTAAGTTCCAGGATAGACTTGATTGCGGGTCTGACCTTTGGTTTGGCGAATGCACATTACTGCGATCCAGGGAAAAGCAGCCAGACAGATCGTTTAAGGTTGAGGTGTATAACTATGACTATTTCGTTACCAGCAAGAGAGAAGGAGCTGTACAATGAGACACATAAGCAAATCATTATTCAATGCCATGAGTATTAGCCACGCCAGCCTTCAGGGTCTGAGTGACGATGAATTAAACCATCATATTGCAAAGATTAGCCGAATTGGGCTGGAGGATTGGTATAAGACTGTTGAGGTAGCCGACGCGATAATGAGCTATGATCGGGCTGAGGTGAGGTCATTAGCATTGAATTCACAAATACAGGCATGCTCAGTCAATGGGTTCATAAGCGTAATGGTTGATTCAACCGACTGCGATATGTGCCGAGGTGCTGATCTTTCCCAGGTGCATGCTAATAGGGCTGATTTCGACAGCTTTTGTGATAGCGTGCACATGAATGCTGAAGGCCGAACCAGTATCAGCATACTGACACCAGAGGAAGCGGCTGAATTTGAGTCGTTTCATCGGGATTACGCTGCGGAGGCCTTTGAAGACGGGCATGCGCATGTAGTTTACATGTAAGTGAGGCGAGAAAGTGGCAAAAGACAATACAGTAAATCGCCGGGTTTCAGAGTTTGAAGCCCGGCAAAGGGACAAGGGGCTGCGTAAGCTATGGGTCTGGTCTTATGATGAAGACCGTGAGTCCATAAAGGATTATGCGGCGAAGAAGAAAAAGGCCAGAGAAAAAAAGGCCAGAGAAAAAAAGTAAGCTAAGCACTTGATAAATTGGGCGCCCTAATTCATACTAATTATTATCAAGATCTAAAAATGCCCTCAACAACAAAGTTCAGGGCATTTTATTTGCAAAAAATATAATAATACCGTCCTGTATCCGCCAAGTTATAAACACCAGCCTAGCCGCTGGTTTTTTTATGCGTGAAATAATGATTGATGACTCCGATGTAGATATATTTGAGTGTATTCCTGTGCGTGAAAACGCTCGATGGGTGCGGTCTACTGTTTGTTATTGCGGTGGAGGTTGCAGATTCACACTACAAGATGCCTGTCCACGACATACTCAGGAACTGGAGGATGCTAAGGCAGGACAGCAGTTATGGGTAACAGAGTATGACCACAAAGAAGAAAGTATCGGCCAAGAAGAAAGCCCCGGCTAAGAAAAGAGCGTCCTCGAAGACGAAAACAGCAAAAACCCGAGGTCGGCAGTCAGTAAATGAGCATGGACTTACTGACAATTACCAAATGTTTGCTGACTTATACCTTGCAGATCCCAAGCGCGACGCGAGTGAGGCATACCGAAAGACGTTTAAAACGTGCAAAACAGACAATGCGGCGCGAGTAGGTGGCTGTAATCTACTAAAGAAGCCTGAAATTTGCGCGTATATCGACGTGCGACTGGCTGAGATCATTGAAGACATTCAATATGACCAGACTCAATGGCTAAAAGATCAGCTGAAGATATTGGCCAGGTGCCTCGGCGATGTTGAATATCCTGAGCAGATCACTATTGACGGGAAAGCCATTCAGGCGATGACTAAGAAGTTTGATGCGTCAGGCGCGAACAGATCCCAGGAATTACTAGGCAGGTATCTCAAGATACTGACAGACAAGGTGCAGCACGAAGCTGGTACTACATTACTTGATCTGTACGAAGCCATATCTGATAAGAATCTTGGTCTTCCGAGTGGCGACTAAAAAGGAAAGAGAGCTAACGCCGAAAGAACTTGCGGAGCTGAAGAAGACGATTGGCAACGAGAAGTGGCGGCTCAGTCATTTGTATTACATTACGAATGAGAAGGGCAAGAAGGTTCTGTTTAAGATGAACTGGGCGCAAAAGTCCTTTTATCGGACAATGTGGTACCTGTCGACAATACTTAAAGCTCGCCAGCTTGGTTTTACTACGTTTATACAGATATTCATTCTTGATCGGGTAATCTGGAACAACAATATTCGAGCGGGTGTTATTGCGCACAATAAAGATGATGCGCAGGTGTTTTTCCGGGATAAAATCAAGTTTGCTTACGATAATATTCCTGATAAATATCGAGATTTAATCCCCAAAGCGGTTAAAAATGATGCAGGAGAGTTGCTTCTTTCAAATAATTCGAGCGTCAGGGTAGGAACTAGCCTACGCTCAGGCACGTTACAGTACCTGCATGTTAGTGAATTCGGCAAGATCTGCGCTAAATACCCGGAAAAGGCGCGTGAGATTGTAACTGGCGCATTTAATGCGGTGCATGAAGGTCACTTCATTTTCATTGAGTCTACCGCTGAGGGACGTGAAGGCAAGTTCTTTGACATGACAGAGATAGCCAGGAACTTACTCAAGATGGGTAAGAAGCTATCGAAACTTGATTTTAAGTTCTTTTTCTTCCCCTGGTGGAAACACCCATCATACCGAACAGACCCAGACAACATCATTATTACTGATGAAGATGAAAAGTATTTCGACGAATTAGAAAGTAAGAGTGGAATTACGGTCGATGCAGAGCAAAAGGCGTGGTACGTGAAGAAGCTTGAGGGGCAGGGTGAGGATATGAAGCGTGAATATCCGTCAACACCTGATGAAGCATTCGAGCAGAGTATTGTTGGCGCGTATTACAGCCGTCAAATGGCATGGATACGCAAGAATAATCACATATTGAACATACCATTTGACCCAAGACTGAAGGTTTACACCTTTTTCGACCTTGGACGCAATGATTTCAACGTGATTTGGTTCATGCAGCACGTAGGTATGGAGTATCGATTCATTCATTACTATGAAAACTGCGGTGAGTCGATCCAGTTCTACGCAAAATACATGCTTCAGCTTGATTATGTTTACGGTACAGTTTATTTCCCGCATGACGGTGAAGTTGTTGAGTTGACAAGGGAGGACAATAAGAGCCGAAAGGAAATCATGGAGGGGTTCGGATTCAAGGTTGTATGTGTTCCGCGAGTTCCAGACAAGCGCGAAGCGCATCAGGCTGTTCGTGACGCACTTCCTCAGTGTTATTTTGATGAACGGGGATGCGCATTAGGAATTAAGCACCTGGATCACTACAGGCGGCAATGGAATGACAAGATAGGGGCGTTCCAAGAAACGCCATTACATAATGATGCAAGCCATGGCAATGACGGCTTTGAGCAATTTGCACGAGGATTCACACCAGAACGCGCCAGTAAAACCAGGCGGAGGGCGAAAAATTGGAGAACAGCATAAAATATAGGCTGCATGATAAATGGCTCGAACTTAAAGCACGTTACTACATGGCTACAAAGGGCTTTTATTCTGTTAAGTGCGCCATTCACTACGTTCAGGAAGCGAGATCTACGATAGATCTGTACGCGGGACTTCATGGCGATGCAGGGCTACTGGCAGATGCAGACGACGAACTTATGTGTGCAGAAGAGCACCTTATCTGCTTGAGGCCGGATCTTGATATTGAGCCATAAAAAATAATTAGTTGATTCACACCAATTCAAACAAACAATCGATTCCGCTGCGCAAGAGTGCTTGGATGATGAACCGAGAGGGTTATTATGTCCGGCACTAAACCAAATACAGTTTACGAGACGCATGATTTAAGAATATTCTTCCAGCATGTATCCGGTGAACCTGCAATGTGCATTGGATCTCGTCACATGAACCGTAAGCGAGCGTATGTTATTTGCCTGTCTTCCGCATGGCAGTATGCAGATAGCGAAACGCTGGTCATGAAGTCGTATAAGGCCGCTGACGTTCTTGGCCTTGGAAACACAAGGGTTGCGGCTTATAAGATCGCTGACGCTATCCTGAACTACCTTCCCGAGCTAATCAAGATGGTTCCTGAAGAAGAACAGAGCACACAAGACCTTATTGAAGAGGCTGTTGAGAATCACGGTCTTGAGATCTCTATTGGCGGTCAAAAGGTGGTTCACTGATGATTACTGTACGTTTAATGCCTGAAATATTCGAAAAAATATTCACCCAGAATAGGAACCTGCCTGCCACCTTTGTTGAGAATGGCATACCTGAAGGATCTAAGCTGAATTCCATTCAATATTATCCGGACGCTGAAGAGCCGCACGTTGAGATTAAATATACTCACGTTGATTATCTCAATAAAGACGAAGAATTGGTTGTTGCGTGGGTAACTGAGGCAGACAGTCATGCCGGGTAGTATCGAAAACGTCAAAACCAAGGGTTATCATGACCCTGACTCTCGGTACATGATGATTGATGAGTCCACTGATCCTTCTGAACCGACCCAGGATCATGCGCTTGATAGTGAGGAGAACAAAGCGTTATTGGCGCGGCTGCAGGACTGGTGGAACCGTGAAAGGCAGGTGCAAGCTGAAAATAGAATACAAATGGCGACTGACGCTGATTTTTATGATGGTCTTCAGTGGTCAGAAGAGGATATACAAGAATTAAGAGATCGTGGCCAGGCACCTCTGGTGTTCAACAAGATCAAGCAGACTGTTGACTGGATTATTGGTACCGAAAAAAGAACAAAGGTGGATTTTAACGCATTTCCACGAAAAGAAAGTGACGTTGAAACGGCTAGTCGCAAGACAAAGCTGCTTAAATACCTTTCAGACGTTAATAAGACGGTATTCCATCGGTCACTTGCGTTTGCAGATTCCGTGAAAGTCGGTGTTGGCTGGCTTGAAGATGGAATTCATAACGATGAAACGGATGAATTAATCTTTTCTCGCTGTGAGAGCTGGAGAAATATGTGGTATGACAGCCTCGGCGTTGAGCGCGATCTGTCTGATTCACGTTACTTATTCCGCAGTAAATGGACTGATCTTGATTATGCTGTTGCTTCATTCCCTGACCGCAAGGAAGAACTTGAGGAAAGCGCAGTAAGCCATAATCTTTATGGTACTGATGAAGACGAAGAGTTTTATTACTCTATGATTTATCAGCAAACCGACGACCAAGGCCGTGTTGTTGGCCGAAGATCCTATTTTGATGATGCGTTCAATGCTGATAACCGGCGTGAGCGTGTACGACTTGTCGAATGCTGGTACCGTAAGCCTGAATCCGTGAAGATTATGCGCGGAGACATGCAGTTTGACGGCAATATCTACGACGAAAACGACGAAACAATGAATAAAGCGGCGACTGAGGAAATTGTCAGCCTGCATGACTCTCTTGTTCAGCGCATGTGGTGCGCTATTTTTGCAGGAACCCACTTACTGCAAAACATTCGTTCACCATATAAACATAATAGATTCCCGTTTACGCCAGTCTGGGGTTATCGCCGCTCGCGTGATAATGCACCTTATGGCGCTGTTCGTAATGCACGAGATCCCCAGGAAGACATGAATAAACGAGCCAGTAAGGCGCTGTTTATCCTATCAACCAATCAAATTATCGCCGACAAGAACGCTGTTGAGGACTGGGATGAAGCTATTGACGAGGCGAGTAGACCCGATGGCGTTATAAAGCTGGCCAATAGTCTTGTTAAGTTTGAAATGAATACAGATCGCCAGTTAGCAGAAGAGCATATTATGCTCATGCAGCGTGATGACGATTATGTAATGAGCGGTGCCGGTGTTACTGGTGAAAATCTTGGCTCTGAAACAAATGCAGCGAGCGGTAAAGCCATTCTTGCCAAGCAAAATGAAGGTAGCGTTGTTACAGCTGAGTTATTTGACAACCTGCGTTACGCAGTGCAGCTGCAGGGTGAGATTACATTGTCATTGGCCGAGCAGTTTATCGTCGATCGCAAAGAAATTCGCATTGTCGGTGAACGTGGGAACATGAACTTCCTCGCCATGAATGAGCCTGAGATTGATCCGGTCACAGGTGAGGTGTCATACATTAACGATATAACAGCAACAAAAGCTGATTTTGTTGTTGATTCGCAAGATTTCCGTGAGTCAATTCGTGTTGCCATGTTTGAGCAGATGATGGACATGATCGGCAAGATGCCAGGTGATGTTGGCCTGCAGTTGCTTGATATGGTCTTTGAACTGACGGACTTCCCCGGAAAAGACGAGATGGTATCAAGGATTCGCAAGATTAACGGCATGAGCGCACCTGATGAACGTGAAACGCCAGAAGAGAAGGCGGAGCGTGAGTCTCGTGAAGAAGAAATGAGGGCTGAGAAGGAACTGGATCAGCGTGATAAACAATCGGTCATTGAAGAGCGTGAAGCTTCGACTGAAGATAAGAAGGCATCAGCACTTAGCAGGAAGGTTTCAGCACTCAAGGCCGCAATGGAAGCAGGCGACCTGGCTGCGTCAAATCCTGAGATAGCAGAGGCCGCTGATGAAGTTCTTAAAGACATAGGCTATGTGCCTGTAAGCGAAGAGGAGCCAGTCAGTGTCTGAGGTACAAGAAGAAGACTTAATCATTCAGCAGGGATCTGTTTATCTTCATGTGTTCTCGTATGTGGATTCAGTAGGTGCGGCAAAAAATCTGACTGGGTTTACTGCAAGAATGCAGATCAGGAAGAAAATTACTTCTGCAACTCCTGAATATGACAGCGCAACCGGTAATGACATTACGATTACAGATGCTGTAAACGGCCAAATAACGCTAGTTATTCCAACTGCCGTTACCGCGTTATTTACATTCTCGTCCGGTTTCTATGATATTGAGATCGTTTCATCAGGCGAGGCAACAAGAATCCTTCAGGGTGAAGTCACCTTGAGTAAAGAAGTTACACGATAAAGCTTAATTCATTTTTAATCAGCGCATGAGTGCTACCAAACCATACCTTTATGGAGGGTACACCCATGGCCGCAATGTCAGACTATTTAGAAAACTTACTTATTGACTTTCTGTTTCGTACAGCAGGCTTCACCAAGCCGACTGCCCTGCATATCGCTTTGTTTACCGCAGCGCCTTCCGACTCTGGCGGCGGTACAGAGGTAACGGGTGGCTCGTATGCTCGCGTCAATCTTGCTCCTTTGGACACAAACTGGAACGCGACTCAAGGCGGAACAACTGGCGCTTCATCTGGAACCGGTGGATTAACGGACAATGCTGTTGATATTACATTTCCGGCGCCAACGGCAAACTGGGGATCAATTACGCATTTTGCAATCTTTGATGCTGCAACCGGCGGCAACTTGCTGCTGCACGGCGCATTAACTGCTGCGAAGACTGTAAATAGTGGCGACCCAGCTCCTAAGTTTGTTGCTGGCGATCTTGATGTGACGCTCGCTTAGTCATGACGGTTGAAATAATCATGATGGCAGCAGGCCTGCTAACTCACTTCTTTAAGTCTTTACAAGGCATGAAGCGTGAGGGTAGGCCGATTACGCCAAAAGAATACTGGCGAGATAATCCGTATCACTCTGGATTATCCATCGTCGGTGCGGTTATTGGCTTTATTCTCCTGAATGAGACAGGACAGCTTAATTTAGCGGCTGCATTTACTGTTGGATTTATGGCTGACAGCATGCCGAACATGATAGGCAGTCGAACGACTATAGATATAGGGAAAAAATGACCGAAGGTGTTTTCAAGTCAAGTTTAATTAATGATTGGCTTAATTCAGATGGTTACAAACGAAAAATCCAGGGTGCTCATGAGGCACCTGATTACTATTTACCGAGGAATGAAAATGAAAAAGATATTATTATTAACATTGATGCTTTGCGTAAGTTCATTAGTAATTGCAGCGAATCCGGCTAATGATGCGGCTTCGACTTCTTTCCGTTCACCGGCGGGCTATACTGACAGTACAGGCATCCCAGTCGGAACACCTATGTC